AGAGGAATAATGGCTGGTGGTACTACTGGTAGTAATGTAAATATAATAGAATATGTTACTATAGCAAGTACAGGTAATGCACAAGACTTTGGTGATCTTACAGAAGCAAGAAATTCGCCTTGTGGAAATTTGAAATCTTCAACAGGAAGAAATTGTTTTTCAACAGGTAATATATATCCATCAAACCCAAACAGGAGTAATGTTATTGATTATATCACAGTAGCATCTGCAGGAAACGCTACAGATTTCGGAGATGATATTGATGCTTATGGAAGAACTGGTGGTTGTAATAATGGAACAAGAGGTTGTATAGCAGGAGGTTATGGTTCAGGAGGGAAAGTTAATAATATATCTTATATTACAATGGCAAATACAGGAAACGCTACAGATTTTGGTGATTTAATTGCAGTAACACAATTTATGGGAGGTACTGATAATAGTAGTAGAGGATTATTTGCAGGAGGTTATGATTCAAGTTATGCAAATAGAATTGATTATATCACTATAGCATCTACAGGTAATGCTGCTGATTTCGGTGATATGACAACATATAGACACCCACCTTATTCTTGTAATGATACAGTAAGATCAATATTTGCAGGTGGTCAAGGAGCTAGTGGTGGTTCAGGTTTACAAAACAGTATTGAGTATGTTACAACAGCAACTTTAGGTAACGGAACAGACTTTGGAGATATGACAGCAAGTAAATACGACAGTGTAGCAGGAGTGGATAGTTCAACATGACAGTTAAATATGTAGATGCCAAAAGACTACAAGGCTTATCAAGTGATACCAAACCAACAAACGTACCAGCAGGAACTATTTTTGTTGAAACAGATACATATTACTATTCATGGTATGACGGTACTTCTTGGACTTTTCCAGCAAGAGGACTTTTTGTTGGTGGGTATAATCAAGATGCAAACGCACAAAGAAATATTATTGATTATATTGCAATACAGACTACAGGTAATGCAACAGACTTTGGAGATATTTCTATTGGTTCTTATGGTACTGCTGGTGGAGGTAATGGCACTAGGGGTGTTTTTGCATTAGGTAATGTAACATCATGGACAGATACAAATATAATAGAATATGTTACAATGATGACAGCAGGAAACTCTACAGACTTTGGAGATTTAACAGTAGCAAGAACTCAATTAGCTGGTGGTATGGAAAATGGCACAAGATTAGTTTGGTCAAGTGGTAATGGTCTTTCGGTCAGTCACTTAAATACTATGGATTATGTTACTGTAGCTTCAACTGGTAACGCAACAGATTTCGGAGATGCCCAAACTGGTGTTTATGGTAGATGGCATGGTGTAAATAATGGCACAAGGGGTGTGTGTGCTGCTGGATATTCATCAGGTGGACAAATAAACGAGATTGATTACATAACTATAGCAACAACAGGAAATGCAACTGACTTTGGAGATATGTCAGCATCAGGATATAATGGAGCTGGTGGAGATAATCAAAGTCGTGGAGTGTTTGTTGCTGGTCTAATGAGTAGTTCTGCTTCTAACACTATGGAATATATCACAATAGCTACAACAGGAAATACTACAGATTTCGGTGATAGAACGGTGGCAAAAAATATGCCAGCTTGTGTTTGTGATGATACGAGAATTGTTATTGGTGGTGGTCAAAATATAAATACAATAGATTATATAACAACTGCTACTACAGGTAATGCGACAGACTTTGGTGATTTGACAGATCCAAGATATGGATTAGGAAGTTGTGATACACAGGGAGCATGACCGAAAGTATTATATATTGTAATGGTGAGTTTATATTATGAATTGTGTAAAATGTGGTCATACAGCAGATGAACATAGTTGTCCACTACCCTTAGTCGAATTGGATAATAGACATGAATGTTTAGTAGAGGGGTGTGATTGTTAATGACTGATGAGAATATTGAATTATTTACAAAGGTAACAGACGTTGCCAAACTAAGTAAAAAACAAGTAGCAAAAATATCAGCAAGATTGCCTGAATATCATAGGGCAAAAAGTATAGTAGGTCATGGCACATCGCAAACAAGTTATTCATTACAGACCATGCAGATGATAAGCGACAGTCCACTATCAAGAATGAAACAATGCTTGGCACAGATAGATAAAAAATATAATGCGTTAAGAGAGGCATATTTCAGTGTTGAAAAATTAAAACTGGAAGCAAGAAAATTAGAGAAAAATAGAGATCAAGAATCACGATTAAGAGTAAGAGAAATACTAACACAAACAGACTCTATAACAATCAATATGCAGACTACTCTAAGGCAGATTGGTATGTTCCAAGATATGTATGACAGTATAAAGAAAAGCAATAACATACCTGATAATTGGTCAGAAAAAGACTATGAGAAACAGGAAATATCACACATGGTAAAATCATCATTCAGATTGGCAATACAAGACCTATCAGCAAACGGTAGAATATCCCATGCTTGTGTAGAGTATTGGGAGCAGTTGGGAATACACCCACAGGTTGCAGAAATAAGAACTAGAAAATATCTAACAGACACACAGATGAAAATTAACGCAAATGATTATGTATCAATACAAGAAATGTATACATTCCTAGATGAAATGGCAGAAGAATTTAAAGATGCACATAAGGAAGCATTGGCAAGAATAGGACTTGATGGTGTAGGATCAGAACAATTCATGGCAGAGGGAGGTACTAAACCCACATAATGGCAATCAAACATCTATCAGGTAATCGACTTCAAGGAACAAATGCAGAACGACTTGCATTATTAGCATCAACAACAACAACCGTAGATTTTTCAAGTGATCCATTAACATCTTCATCTACAGAAGTAAGTTATAATGCAACAACCGATAAAATTGACTATGATCTGCAAGGATCAGACACAGGTGGTGGTCGTGGTACTATTGATTTAGGTGCAAGTGTTGGTGCAAGTTGGGTTATAGATTTTGATATTCATGATACAGCAGTAACAAGCAATCACACTGCTAGGCTTTGTAATTTCTTTGGCATGGCTACTAATAATGTTGATATGACTTCTACTACTGCACTAGCTGGAACATTAGGTGTTAGTAGTGATATTGATCATGAAAATGCTAGTAGAGATAGATATGAATTAATTGCAAGCTCAACAGGAAATTATCAATCAACTGATTATATTACAAATGCAGACACGATTACAAATAATAATCATTGGTATATCAGAATGACTAAAGATGGTTCTGCTGATACATTCAAAGTTGATTTTTATACAACATCAGCAAGAACAGGATCACCCTCACACACCGTCACGAAATCAAGTGTCACATTTGATGATGTACGTTATTTTGGTGTGTGGGATTCAGGTGATACAGGTGGGACAAATAGGCAGGTAGGAAATATTAGTGAAATAAAATTTTGGAATAACACAACCACAAACATACCTGATATTGAAGCAGGCACAATCTTTGAAGAATACGATACAGGCAACCACTACATATGGAGTGGAAGTGCGTGGAATCAAATGAGTTGATATGATGGAGGATAAAGATGAGTCAGATAGTAAAAAGGCTTATAGAGTTTTTAATAATAACATCATTATTAAACGCAGTTTACTTCACAGTTATGATACCTTGGATTATACTCGTAGTGGGAATAGAGGGAGAACAATTCAAAACGTGGCTATGGCAGGGGTTCATAATAGACCTAGCTTTGGGTTATCCTGCTGGTAAGTTGTTATTACATTTTAAGGATAGAATACATTCACTCTGTAAACTGGGTGGCATAAATGGCTAAAGTAGGTATTGTTTTTCAGCCGAACATATTTCAAAGTAATACATACCAAGATAATACTTGGGGTCTCAATGCATTTCAGAGAGGGGTATATCAATCCAATGTATTTGATACTATTCAGACCCTCCTAAAAGTAATAAATGAAACACTAACATCAACAGAAAATACAAACAAACTTAGAGTATTGATAAGGTTAGCGAATGAGAGTGTATCAATACAGCAGTTTAGAAAGAGAATCAGGGCTGTAATAAGACTGGTAGATGAAACTCTAGCTACACAAGAAGGTAAAACACATGTAAGAGGATTAATAAGATTATTAGATGAACAAGTATCAACAACAGACGTAGCAGTAAGACTAAGAAGTATGATTAAACTTCTAGCAGAGACGGAATCATTTGCAGAACAGAGAAATTTCAAGAAGACGATATTCCAAATTGTAAGTGAGACAATAGTTGTAGCATTTAAGGGAGTATTCCAGAATGATACGTTCCAGAATAATGCATTTACACAGGCATTAAAAGAACTGGTAACTATTCGTGGAAGAAAGAAGATGGTAAATGAGAATGAAAATATTGTAAGATTAAGCAAACCATTCCAACAGAATACATATCAGAATAATGTATTCCAGTTAAGTTCAGAAGCAAATAAGGTAACTGGTTTAAGAAGGTTTATCAATGAAAGTATGTCAGTACAACAATTCAGGGCAAAAACTAGAGCAGTATTAAGAGCTGTTAATGAAACATTAGCATTAAGTGAAACAAGAGTAAAACTACAAGCATTAGTCAGACTGGCAAATGAAACTCAAGCAATACCAGAAACACAAAAGAGAATAATGACATTACTTAAATTCTTAAATGAAACAGAATCAGTTCAGTCATTCAGAACAAGAATAAGACCACTATTAAAGGTTATATCAAATACAGTAAGTATGTCAGAGACAATAAATCAGTTCAGAGGTATAGCAAGAATAATAAATAACACAATAAGCATTTCACAAACAGAACTTAGATTTACTGGATTCATGAAAATGTTAACTGAGGGTGTGACAATACAAGAGTTTAGAACAAGACCAAGAGCCATACTCAAATTAATAGCAGACACGGTAAGTACAACAGAAAATCTATACAAGTCATGGGTAAAGAGAGTGAACAACACTGTTGCAACAACCGAATCATTAATACACCTACAGGCATTGATAAGATTATCCAATGAAGGAATATCAATACAGTCATTCAGATTAAGAGCAAAGACAATACTAAAGTTATTAAATGAAACATTATCATATACAGAGAATACATTATTCAGAAGAGGAATAGTAAGATCTGTTATAGAGACACAGACAATAGCAGATGCATTCCACAGATTAAAAACAATAATAAGATCAGTGGTAGATACAGTATCAATACAGTCATTCAGAACACCAAGAAGATCATTATTAAAGGTAATAAATAGCACAGTATATATATTAAAAACAAAGGCTTCAACATTCCAATACAACATATTCCAGAATGATCTGTTCCAGTTAGGAGAAGAGGCTTTACATGTAATAGGAATAAGGAGAATGATAAACGAGACTGTTGCAGGAACAGAATCATTTGCAAGAAGAGTTGCAATATTAGTTGCAGAGACAATAGCCACCACAGAGAATTTGTTAAGAAGAAGGGCATTAGTAAGGTTAGCAAATGAGTCTGTATCAGTACAACAATTTAGGCAAAGACTTAGAGTGATAGTGAAAATGCTAGGTGAAACCGTAGTAACTACAGAAACGTTACTCAGAAGACTTGCTATATTAAGAGCATTCGCAGAAAACATGTCTGTTCAGGAAGGAACTTTGGTCAGAAGGATATTAAGAAGAGTAATATCAAACATTGTATCTGTAGGAGATAATAGAATACCACTTCGTGCATTAAGAAGAATGATAAATGAAACGGAATCTATTCAAAGCTTTAGGCAGAGAATTAAAACTATACGAAAACTTGTAACAGAGACAGTAGCGTCTACAGAAATATCTAGAACAATAAGAGGAAGAGTGAAGGCAGTTGCAGAAATCATTAATATAGTAAAGGCAGGTAGTGTATTCCAAAGCATGTTCCAGAACAGTGTGTTCCAGATAGGTAAGGAATATCATAAACTACAAACTCTAGGAAGGTTTGCTAATGAAACTGTATCGTTGGTTGACTCACAAGTAAGAAGATTATCAATTAGAAAACTTGTGGCTGAGACAGTTGCTGCTGTTGAAGACCTAATTCCAAGAGGGGTATTTGTAAGATTTGCGAACAGTACGGTTGCAATATCAGAGGGATTCATCAATAGATGGGTCAAGTTGGCAAACGAAATTGTAACCACTGCAGAGTCATTAGTACATTTACAGGCGTTAATAAGAATAGCAAACGACACAATATCAGTTCAAAGCTTCAGACAAAAAATAAGGGCAATAAGAAAATTAGTAGCAGAAACAGTGAGTTCGTCAGAAACAATGAATACAATACGTGGAAGAATTAAGAGTGTAATAGAAACAGTTGCTATAAACGAATCATTGTTAAGGAGACTTGCTTTGGTTAAGTCTGTATCAAACACTGTAAGCATAGTAGAAACAAAACTAAGATTACTTGAAATATTAAGAAGTGTAGTAGAGACAGTAGGAATTGTAGAGTTGGTGGTAAAACTCAGAGGAATAGTCAGAAGTATATCTGAGACATCTGCAATATCTGATGCATTCAATAAATTAAGGGTTATAATAAGATTGGTAAACGAAAATATGTCACCTGTAGAAACATTATTACGAAGAATGACATTACTCAAGGCATTAGCAGAGAGTATATCAATACAATCATTCAGAATCCCACAAAGATTGTTATTAAAGATGGTAAACAACACTGTATCATATGCAGAATCAATAATTAAACTCAGAGGATTGGGTAAGATAGTAAACTCTACAGTATCAATTTCAGAATCATTGTTAAGGGTACGTGTATTAGTAAGGATGGCTAACGAAACAGTATCAGTTCAGTCATTCAGAGAAAGAGTCAGGGCAATAAGAAAATTGGTAAGTGAGTCTGTTGGTATAAGCGAAGGATTTATCAATAGATGGGTAAAATATGTCGGTGAGACGGTATCATCTACAGAGTCAACATTCAAAAAACGTGTAATAATACCAATAGTAAATGAGGTAGTAGCAATAACAGAATCCATAAAAACATTTGCAGGATATATAAGATATTCCAATGAAGTGTTATCAATAGTAGAGAATATCACCAAAAACCTTCAATATGGTTTGGTTAAACAGAGTAGAACAGGTAGAATATTTGGAAGGGGAAAGACGGTGAAAGTATCAGATAAGACCAAAGATGTTAAACTAACCGATAAATCCAAGATTGGCAGACTAGCAGATAGGGTTAAAAATATAAAACTATTTAAGCGAGATAAGGGTGTAAAAGGAGTATAGGATGTCTCAAAATCTATATCCAAGAGCAACGGAATACAGAGTAAAATCTGGAAGTAGGGCTACGTTAGAACTTACAATCCAAGACTCTACAGGTACTGCAAAAAGCCTATCAAATGCAGTTACATATTCTACAGGTGTGTGGAAAGTATGGAAACCAGACGGAACACTGATAATTAATGGAGCTATAACATACTCAGACAGAGCCAACGGTAAGGTATCATATGCATTATCAGCAACAGACACAGCAGTGGCTAATGCAGGTAATTGGGAGGGTGAAGTAGAATTATTCAACTCAGCAGGAGTAATGTCAGAACAGACGAAATCTTTTAATTTCACCATTGAGGAGAGTTATTAATGGCAGATTTAACAGTAATAGCATCAGGAACATGCGAAGAATGTGGTCACACACAAACAGCACATGAAGGAAATAAGGGATGTAATGCACCAAACAACGATAACCCAAGCATTCCTTGTGGATGCGAAAACATAGGCAGTTACTAAGGTTTATATTAGGAACATCATACAAAACTGTATGATAAAACTACAGGATATAAGCGATAAAATATATTTTGATTTTAGGAAGTCTCAGGTTAAGGCTATGGAGACAGAAAGACTTGGTAAAATTCACGTATCTGATGTGATAAAACCATGTATGAGGAACGTCATATATAGTAAGATATTACCACATACAGGTATGACAACCGAAGATATGAGAAGTCTATATCTAGGTCAGGCTATACATAATGCATCACAAGTAGGAGAATTAGATAATCATGAGATGTTTTTAGGTTATAATTATATTCGTGATGAGGTAGTCACATTAGATGAGGCTAAAAGAATACCAAAAGATGATCCAAAACATCTAGATATAATATATGGTTCTATCGATGACTTGGTAAAAGTTGGTCAGGAGTGGGTTATTACTGATAAAAAAACTACAGGCTCTATAGATTACTTCTCAAGGTATAATGCAAAACCAAGTGAAAGTCATGTAGATCAAATAAATTGTTATCGAGTTTTGTTAAAAAAGTGTTACGATATTGACGCACATTACGGTGCTGTTATATATATGTCAAATGGAATAGACAAGGAGAAAAGAGATAAACCAGTAGTAATGCCATTTAAACTAAAGTCTGTTGACGAAACACTTGAAAAAATAATAAAGCAAGGAAGAATAATAAAGGCTTCACTTACAAAAAAGGTTTTACCTGAAAGAACAAAATGTTTCCTTTGTGATGGTATGTGTCCTTACGCAACAAAGTGCTTCACAGAGGAAAATGATTCATTTGCCTAGCGATGACGAAATCAGAAGTATGATTTTATATCAGAAAGAATGCCTTCTACATATCCCAACTGATCCTGATGAATATAAAATCGGAAATAAGTTTATAGATGTTCCTGATGATGAAAGACGAGGAATCATAAAGGCTTTAAGGTGGATAATAGAAGATTATGAAGATATATTTCAACGCTAATAATAAGGCGCATCAAGAGGCTTTAGAACAATGTGGTGTTAAGAATGTCATGCTGTCATTTAGATACTCATATGCGAATATCGTCAAATTCAGGAATAAATTTGATAAAGTGTTTGTTACAGCAGGCACGGGTTCTATTCCTGAGAAATATTATGAGTTTTTACATGCGAAATTAGGTCTATATGACTATGCTACTCAGTTTGATGTTAGATATAATACAGTAGACACAATGCATTACTACAACAGAGAGAGATTAAAAGAAAATATTAATTGGACAATACCTGTGCTACAGGAAAATTATCTAAATCATTTATCTTTGTTAAGACCAGAACCAAATGACTATGTGTGTATAGGAGACATTCATGGTAAGTTGGAAACAGAGGATCAGATAAGAAAACTACCAATGAATATAAAATATCATGGTCTTGCGAAGGGAAAGCATGTAACACAAACCAGACTTTTTGAGAGTTTAGACACAAGTGGATGGGTATCTGCTGCAATGTCAAAGAAAACAGAAGTATGGAATGCAAATTCTACATACTCTATGTTCTTTGGTGAAAAGGGAAAGACAATGAAGCCAATGCTTAACCACATATTAGAGGTATATAAGGAAAATTTAGAGAAAGTTGGTATAACAAAGAACGGTGTGCTTGAAAATGAATACTATTCATTATTAAAAGCTCCTATGGCACTATTATTTATGCCTATGTGCAAGAGCTTGGGTATTTACAAAGAAAACTTTAATAAGTAACAATTACAAAAACAAACATGACAGATGAATTATTTAAAATAAAACCTGTGGGTGTTAAGAGTAAGGTAGTAATGGATAAACGCAAGGTCGTATCACCTTACAACTCTGCAAAGCATTTCAAAACAGCAAACCTCCCTGCGTATTGTAATCAGTGTGTTTACAGGTCTATGGAGTCTGGTGGTAATGATAAATGTCCAAAATATGAAGTTGACGCAGTATGTGCAATAAGAGAAGACTTTCTAAAGTTTATTAGTGAAATGGATACCAGAAATCCAGAAGATATAAAATCGATGTTAGACCTCTTGGCTAAATTATCACTTGAAAATGTACTCATGGCTCTAACAGAGGCTAAAATGGATGGTAATATACCTGACAGAAATACCAAGAGTGAAATAAACACACTACTTAACATAGTGAAATCAATAACAGATTTAAACAGCAAGATAGTTATGACCGAAGAAACTAAACTAAACAAGAAGGGAGATATAGAAAGTATATTTAAACAGATAAAGGCTCAGAGGTCTGAATAATGTTTGATCAGTATTTTTTAGAGATATTATGTGTGTGTTATCTTGTTGGTGGTATAACAATAGGTTACTATTTTAAATCATGGCGAGATAGAAATAAAAACAGTAAAACTGGTACAGGTAGATGGGATTATAAAGATAGACATTTAGGAGATGGTGAATTTAAATGAATAAACCATATGATATACGTCATTGTATTCACTGTGGTAAGGAGTTTTGTTGCACAGATGAAGTAATACTACATATAAAATCAAGACACATGGTGATAGGAAGTGGATAAATTATCAGAATATAAGAATGGACATTGTTTGAAATGTGGGTGTTATTTTCAAGTATCAGACGAAGTAGTAAAGGCAGTAGGGTGTGAATGTGATTGTCATGAATGATTTAGAAAGACATTTAGAAGAGTATAAGAAATATGAGTTGGAGTTAAATAAAAATATAGAAGTTGAAAAAGATCCACAACAACTATACTGGTTTAAAAACAGATTGAAATCTGTAACCAACAGAATAAGAGATGTAGAATACGAGATAAAAAATGGCTAGACCAAATAAAGAAGTATTGGAAGAAAGGGAAAACTTTCTACAAACAATAGCTGACTGTGCCAACAGTCCTAGTAAATTCAGCGAGGTGTTCTTAGAACATGACCTATTCCCATATAATAAGAAATATGTGGATTGTCAGGATAGATTCATAGTATATAGGAGTGGAAGACAGGTGGGTAAAACCATGTCTACAGCAGTAAAGGCTTGTCATTTTGCGTTCTTTGCACCATTAATGCTTACATCAGTAAAGAATGAATGTGTCATAGTGATAGCAGCACCTACACAAAATCAGGCTACAATCATGTTTAATAGGATAAGAGACCTAATAACAGATAATGAATTTCTAAATGGGTTTATTGTAAGAAACACACAGACAGAATTATGGGTTAGATTTTTAGATAATACAGGAGTATCAAAACTAATAGTTAGGGCTACAGGAGAGACGGGTGTCAGTTTGAGAGGTTATTCTCCTCACTGTATAATAGCAGACGAGTGTTCTTTTATCAAGACAGATATACTTAGGGCTTTCTTACCTTCTGGTTTGGCAACAAAGGCTAGAATATGGTTGACATCTACACCATTTAGCAAAGCTGGGTATTTCTATGAAGCATGTCAAAACGCAAAACCCAAAAACCCTGAAGGTATGTGGACAGAGTTTCATGTAAAGTCTACGGAAAACCCATTGGTTAAGGAAGATCCTGCGTTTATAGAGGAAATTAAAAGGCTTACAAAAGAGGAATATATACAGGAGGTTGAGGGAGAATTCCTTGATATTGGTGATGCGTTAATACCAAACAGTCTTATCATGGAGGCTATGAGTGATAAAAGACCAAAGGGTAGAATGCGATATTATATGGGAGTTGATGTTGCACGAACAGGAAGAGACGAAACCGTATATACTATAGTAGGAGTAGATGATGAAAACATCGTTTATCTTGAGGAGGTAGAAGCAGAGTCACAATCTAACGTTGTAGACGTTGCTGGTAGGATTAAGGAGTTTACACGAAGGTATAATCTGGAAACAATCTATATAGATGAAACAGGATTAGGTGGTGGTTTGGTGGATTTATCAAGAGAACAAGGCTCTCCTGTGAGAGGTGTTATATTTACCCTACAAGAGAAGGCAGAAATGTATAAAAATCTCAGATTATTATTTGAAAATCATAATATAAAACTCAAACAAATAAACAAAATGGTCTATCAGCTCTCGTATTTACGAAGGGAATATACGGAAACAGGTATAATGAAGATAAAATCAGATGAACATGACGACTATCCAGACAGTTTAGTATTGGCTTGTAAGTCAGTTTATGCTGGGGATGGGTGGTTTGTTCTAAATGTAGGCAAGGGAATAAAGACAGCGATGGGTTTTTAATATTTAAATATTATAATGATAAGGTAATATAAATGGCAAAAGTAGCAGAATCAGAACCATTGGACTTGGAAGATGAAGTTAAACCAATAAAGGATGAGATAAAAAAACCTAATATATTCCTTAAACATTGGAAAAAGAAAGACACACCATACGGTAATGATTATACAACCAATTTCGCTCAAGCACCAGATTCACCTAGATACCCTGATGAAGATAAGGGATATAAAAGCGAGACATATATAGGTGGAAAAAAGAAAGACCTAGGAGAAAGAGAACCTGAAAATTCTGACAAGTTTCAACAGTGGAAAAAACAACAACAAAAATTAGGTAAAACACCTGAAATTTTAAGAAGGGAACAACAGGTGAACGATGATGAAGCAGCAGCAAGTTATATGGGAGATGTTGCACAACAAAAGGTAGGAACTAGAGTTAACGATTTATCCACTAATGCAGGAAAATATTTTAAGACTCAGCCAAAACATGTAAGACAACATTATGAACATGAAAATTATGATCCAGACTTGGCAGAAAAATGGAAAGCAAAATTAAACAAGATAAGCCAAGTACACTTAATGAACGTAGATGATGAATCTCCACCAACAGAGAAAGGTCTCACTCATAACGCTGACGCTAGTCAGGCAACAAAAGGTATAAAACCAATAGAAAAAATATTACCAGCAATACCAATGTTAGCTAACATAGCTACCAGTTTGGCTTCAGGTGGTGGTGACGAAGAAGAAGAAACTAATAAATCATATCACTCAAACTGTCCATATTGTAACGGTAAATCAAATAATAAACAACATGATGAAAATCCTGACAAGTTTCATGCTTGGATGGACACACAAAAATCATGGTTAGATATCAGTAAAGGTATAGAAAAAACATATGAAGCTATAGAGAAACTTGAAAGTGCTGATCCGTCAAAAACTCAGCATCAGCCAAAAAGAAGAAGGGCGCACATAATGGATGCAGGAAAACCAGCCAAAGATATAAGATCAAAAAGAGAAGATACAGATTTAGATTTAAAAAGACAGAATACTGGGGTAGTACCTAAAGGTGATATACGAACAATAGGAAGTTTTGACTCTGCAGGAAACTGGATTAATCCACAAGAGAGGGAGAGAATAACTCCACCAGAACATAAAATTAATCCAAACCCAAAAATTCCTACAGTTAATGAACCTAGAAGTAAAGCATCTCCAATGGATACTAGACCACAACCAGATGCTAGGGATAGAATAACACCACGATTAAGTGGTGGTTTTATTCAAGATCATCCAATAAATCCAGTAAAACCAAAACCAGAGAGAGAAACACCACAAGGAAACAGTTCTCCTAATCTTAAACCAAAAGAGAGAAAGGGTGTAAAAGGATTTCTAAGTGATAAGAATCCATTCAGTGGCAGGAAGCAAAAACCACAAGAGGAGGGGTATATTATAGATGATATTGGTAATATAGGCGTAAAGGTAGGAGGAGACAAACCTAATCAAAAAGCACCAGATGTAGAGGGTAAACCAGTAGATATAGGTAAATCTTTTTATTCTTTAAGAACGAAAGATGGGTATGGATCAGGTGATTTGAGTCTGCAAAACGTAACACCAAACACAGTAGTTAATGATAAAGAAACTTATATAGGTCAAACAGCAAATAGTAAGCATAGGATGGTTGACAGAAACAAAATCACAAAGACAAAGGTAGGAGATGACATACATTTCTTTGTTAATGGAGTAGAAGACAGAGGAGTTGTTGTCAAAATGGGTAGTGAGTATCTTCAAGTTTTTAAGGAAGATGGACATTTTCATGATATACATATAAATGATACGTTCTTTGTAAAGGATATAATAGTAAACAAAGAGTGGGATAAAATGGATGCACCAGAAAGATACGAAGCATTACAAAAAATACATGCACCATCACCAAGATTTATAGGAAAGAGTTGGGCTGAATTACCAATAGAGATAACAGAATTATTAACCAAGAGAACCAACACAGGAGCAAGAATACCATCAGAATCTGGATCTATGGGAGCAGCAAGTACAGAATTACCACCAAGACATGATAATGAAACACCAAATGTTGAAGATGAGAACACAAAATACTATAGCGCATATAGTCGTAAACTATTAGGAACAGGAGCAAAAGGAAAACTTTTACAACAAAATGAGAAAGATCCAAAAAAAGTTAATCAGTTGCTGGGTAAAGAATATGATAAAACACAGCCATCACGTTATTTAGAAATACCATCATACCAAGAAAAATCAGATGTAGAGGAAGGAACTTATGGTAATGTAGGTAACACATCAGATGTAGCACCAAGTACAAGTACAAACTTAGACGTTTCGGAATCAACAGGTTATGAAGAAAGACCACACATATCTGTGGAAGAAGTAGGCTCACTGCCAAGGAGAGATGCAAAAGATAACGGTGATGACGAGACCAAAGAAAAAGAAGATGATATTAAAGAGCCAAAAGAATCCAAAGATACTCAAAAGGTAGGAGTTCCAACAGCAAATTATAACACATTTGGAATAACATATTCCGTAAAGGCTAACACTGTTTGGAATAAAAAAACCCAAAGGTGGGAGCAAAAAGATGAATATTAAAAAACTTGCAAGAGAGCTTGCAGATAAATCAGCTCCAAGAGAATACCTAGAATCAAAAACACTTCCAGCACGAAACAACCAAAAAGAACCAAAAGGTCAATCTCATGGAAGTCAAAGCACAAGAGAAAGAGAGGGTAATATGAATTGGGTAGACGCATTAGAACCTTCACCTTTAAAAGACCCAAGAACAATAGGGCGCAAACAAGAAGCTGGCAGTCCAGCCGATGCACGATATTTGTATGGAGATGCAACCAATGATACGACTGGATTACCAAGAGGTTTCAAGGGTGATATTAAAAGGGCTTCAGAAGCACTTTCAAAAGCAGAAAGAATTGCAAGCAGGGGTCTTCAAACAAGAAGAACTGGTGAAAGAGGAGTAGAGGGAGCTAGAGGAAAAGATTGGTGGAAATATTTTAAATCACGTAAACAACATGGAGATGAAACATCAGATGATCGTAGAGAAGAAGAAATTGCCTTGAATATCAAGTCAGAAGACTTTAAGAAATTAAAACCACTATACCAAGGAGATGCAGAAGAGAAAAATAAGGGTAGATTTGATAGGGCAGATACAAGATTAGATGACATAAGCGAGTCAGATTCATTTGAAGATAAACAGAGAAAGCTACATGAAGTAGGGCGCAGACATGGAGAATATTTGGGTAAGCCTAAAAAACTACCAACAGAAGATCATGAAGGTAAAATGATAGGAGATCAAGGAAGAATACAAGAATTATTAAGGAGTAAGTCAGACTTTGACGCTTTGCTTAATGCAATAAATCTTAACATACTTAATTCATATTCAAAGTTTAGGAATAAGGATGACAGTTTAGATAGTTTTATTGCAAGTGAGAAAAAACGAACTGGTGAAACAGACAACCCAACAAAATTAGAAAAACCAAAGGGAACTGTTCGAGAGTCAGCATTGGGAGATTCAACTTTAGAATATCAGTTATCTAGAAGAGGCAAACCAAGTAAACAGGAATCGCGACACTACCAGTTAGATAGAAGGATTGCTTCGCCTAAGTATGATAAAGAAGGTAAAGTAATACCAAAGCAAGAACCAAAAGAAGAACCAAGAAAGAACCCATATAAACAGGATGAGAAAGGAAAATATATCAGGGGAACAGGTTATGAAAAACCAGTGACAGGATCTAGAACACAACAAGACCGAACAAGAGGAGGTGGTAAAGCACAGGCACAGCACACAATAAGAACCAGTGATAGACATGAAGGAACACATCAAGCTGGCACACATGGAAGATACGGTTTATTCTCTAATCCAAATACTGACGCAGGTGGGCGCAAAGGTGTTCATGGAGAGAATAATATTCTTGGAATTGAAACACAAGAGCCATTAGCACCACACAGACATTTAAGAGAACAGGATAAGGAAGGAAAGATAGTGAGAAATAGATATTCAACAGACCCTACTAATGTAAAATGGAGAAAGGGTGGAAAACCATACGATGAAAAAGATCAGAAAAAGAGAATCGAAGCTGGTATGAAAAGACTAAAAGCAAACCTAACTGAACTTATGAAAAAAATACAAGATACAACATTTGGAACAACATACGAGGACACAGGTGGACTTACACAAAATATACCATCAGGAGAAACATTTGGAGATCAAAGATTTAGGGGTAAACCAGCAGGAGTAAAACATAGGAAACCAAAAAACGAAGAGGAGCGGGCAGAAAACACTGAAGGTAAAAAACTTCTTGGTGATCAATGGAATAAAGACTTTGCAATGCATTATATATCACCAGACAAGAAAGAAGCAGAGAGATATCAGAATTTTAAAAAGACCTTAAAGGCATTAATGATGGCAAAATTATCACCAGTATCATTCAATTATACTTACAAAGGATGGGGTAATACATATGAGAGAGGACAAACAAAGAATGTGGAAACACAAGACCATTCAAGAACAGGCAACACAAACACTAATCAGACCTACAAAAAAGACAAGGATGATCTCACTATAAAGAGCCTAGACGAAGTATACAAAGAGTGGAAGAAAAAAGTTGAATGATAGTATATTTGGAATTGTGGTCACGATTTTGATTTTAGGGGTAGTCCTTGCTGTTAGTGTAGGATCACAAGGTGGAGTAGACTTTCCATCATATAACCCAAATGGCGCTCAAACTAAAAGTATTGAGCAAATAAAGGCAGATAATATTTCTGAGAATCAAGATGCGTTGAAAAAATATTGTGAAGCGCTTAATATAAACTGCTGACAAGCCTTAAATACCACCTATATATAGTTATTTTATGAGAAGGGAAGAACCCAAAGTATGTATAGAATGTGGCTCATCTTTACCATTCAGATATAAGGGTAGGCAGAAGATATACTGTTCTGATTTTTGTCGTAAAACTTATACAAAAAAAATAAAAAAGTAGGGGGTTATAATCCCAATACATCGACCATTATTCGTAGTTGTTCCATAGCTATGTTATACCAGTTATCTGATAATGCTTTCCATGAATCACGATCTGCTTCTACTTCTGCCTTTTCAGACGTTAGTGTTGAAACCTGTGATTCGAGAGATGATATCTGGTTGTCATATGATGTGGTATCAAATTCCTGTGCTTCTAATATAGTAACTTGCTGTGTCAATGAGGAAACCTCAGTTTGCAGTAGTGCTATAGTCTCAAGTGCTGCAGTATATTCTGCAGTTATATCCATGAGTTCTTCCTGTATGTCTACCAAGTCATACGTTACGGTATCTTCTGATACACCCTGTTCACCACAAACTGTGATAACTAATGGTGTTGTCTCATAAGATCTGTCATAGTATGTATGTTCTCCACATGCGTTGAACTGAACTGTCCATGTTGGAGTCCAATTATCTATTAGATAACAACTCTCTTCAGTATATGGAACTGCGAATGGGTCGCTTATACAGTGTGGTTCTAATTCCTGAACACTGCCATAGTCTCGCAGGTCTGTATTCTCAAACACAACTGAGTCATTTATATCAATAAGTAACTCAGTCTGACTGAAACCATTGAGACCAACTTCGACTGTCTGTTCTTCTGCGTACGCAGTAGTGCCTGTTAGGACTACTAATCCTAGAAGAACTGCCAATACTGTTGTTGGTGTTTTCATAAAAATAGAATGTGGTATAACACATATAAGTGTTTAGTTTTGTTTTTGTTGATCTGTTACCCACAATAACTGATCGGTGAACTTTGATCTTATTTGTCCAAATGTGTTTGAACTTATATCAAGTTCTGGATATAGGTCTTTTGTCATATGGTGTGCAACCACAATGTATTGTAATAACACATCTGCTGTCTGCTTAACACTATCTGCTACATCAACGTCAGGAACTTTAAACAAGACAACTTCTGGTCTTGAAGGGCTTCCTGATCCATATGTTTTTTGTGAGGTTAAAGAACCTCCTTGTTGTGAGAAACAAGAGTCGTCTGCACAAATAGCTCTAGGCTGTTTTTGGTAATTAATGTTGTTTCCTATCTCCCATGTAGCTCCACAAAGTTTGCAAGAGCCACTGTATTTTGCTTTAATTATTGCTCCCATGAAACAAGATAAATTACCTCTTATATAAATCTATCTTTATAAACATGGAAAACAAATAAAATTATGAATGTAAGGGTTATAGTAATTGTATTATGCATAGTATGTTTAGTATGGAGTAGTTTCATAGTGTTTGCTTATGCAGATAGGTTAGAAACTTTGGGAGTAAGACATAGGGATTCTCCTATTGTATGTATATTTGAGCCTAACCCTGAACATACAAGCAGTGTTACAGGAGTTATAAACACAACGGAGAATGCAATATCTGATTGGGAGTATGCTCTTAACAAACATTCACCAAATGGTAATTGGGATTTAATGACATTTGTAATACCGTTTGAATATCATGATAGACAATCAGTAAAGAATTACACCGTATGTAATATAATGATATCATTCGAGGAGTTCAATTTTACTAACAACAGTCTAGGATATGCATCAATAGATTTTTCAAAGTCTTCGCATAAATTCATACATATAGTTTCATTCCTAAATGGTTATGATAATAGTTTAAAAATTAATATGCCAAAGGTAATTATTGGCAAGGATACAAGTATTGATGAACCAGTGGTTATAACACTTGAAAGGGTAGAATATCCTTTGATTGGAATTAAGAATATATTAATTCATGAGATAGGTCATGGATTAGGATTAGGACATTACAGTATAACAGATGCACCTATAGGTAATCCTTGGGATAGATCGGTTATGTATTATGCAATTAACCCATTCGATGATTATGAGATAAAACCAACATATGCTGACGTAAAACTTGCAGAAAAAATATATGGGGATGACGGATTTGAAGGATCTATACCTGCATTGATACCTAGAGTTAATTGGTACACAGTTGGAGATGTGGAAATATGCTCATTCAAATGCGATAAGTAGATTTATATAACACTTGTTATAACAGACCTTATGGCTAGACGAAAGCAAGGTAATTCGCATACAACAATTAGTATAACTTGGGAAGACAAGGAGGAATTTAGAAGGTATGCAAAATATGAAAAACAAACCAGAACAGGCAAAAGATATGAGTCAGATGCTACACTTTTCAAAAGACTGTTAGAAGAGTTTAAGAAACATAACAGTATTTCAGACGGTGAATTATCACACTCAACATATCCAAGTCGTTCTTCCTAATTTTTATTCAATAACATACATTTATATTGAAGATATTATATAGTGATTTCATGAATGTTTCAGAAGTATTGAACATAGAAGGTTCTTTCAACAGCACTCCTTTAGCAGAGGGAGACAAGGTTACCATTCAGAGCTTCAGCGTTAAGCATGTAGACTCTGTTGATAGCGATGTTGCAGAGATAAAAACCACAAACGGAGTAAGACATTCTTTTGCTAAGGCAATAGTTGGTCAGGCTAAATCTGATCATTGGGTTGACTTGGTAAAGAAATGTGTTACAAAAGATGCTAGTGATGGGCTAGATGCTTGGGTGATTTCAAAACCTGCAGAGGGTTCTAACAGAACTATGTTAGCACTAAGTATGTTCCCAGCAAAACCACAGCAATCTTAACCTTTTTTTTTATTTTAAAAACATTTATTAATATCTAAAATAATATATCTTTATGGTTAGGAAATGCCCTAAATGTAAGTCAGATTGGCTAGTTGAATTTGAGACTAAATATACTAAGAAAGGATATTATTGTGATAAGTGTGATCATGAGTGGGTTGTCAAATGATTGAATGGGAAAAACTAAACAACGGAAAATGGAAGGTAAAGGAAAAATTAGACTATAATTCACCAGATTATTCAAAAAGGATGAGAGCATCGATGAAAAAAATAAACGTATTTTGCGAAGATTGTAATACAACTTTTAATTTAGCAGACCCATGCGTTCATCATCTTAGTGATTCAGCAGAACATAGGGCTAAGTACAATGCATACAGAAAAAAACAAAAAGATAAACCTATTACAGAATCAAAGGTAAAAGACAAACAAACACTTATATTGAATAAAGGAGTCGACTAGACATGTTTTGTAGAAGACAGACAATAGAGCTGAATAAAAAAGATGACATAATAAACCTAGAACCACTAGGAGATATACATTTGGGAAACCTCGGTTGTGATATTGATAAGTATGAGAGACGTATTAAACATATAGCAAAATCACAAAACACATACACAATAGGAATGGGAGATTATATAGATAATATTTCTGCCTACGCAGGTGGAATTGTAGATAAGCGTTGGAATCCAGAAACTGTGGATAGAAGAATGCTCACAACAGAAGAGCAAACAGAAAGATTTCTTGAGTCATGGAGACCATTGGTGGATAAAACTATTGGTGGTTTACTTGCAGGTAATCATGAATGGAAAACCATTAACCAGAAGAGATTTATAACCGATTTTTGTAAGCCATTAGGGTTGCCATACTTAGGAAGATTAGCATATGTTAGTCTAACATTCACTCATAATAAAAAGGAAATTAGAAACTACCTATTACTTGTAATGCATGGGGGATATGCAGGAGCTATGGCAGGTGGAGCAGTAAATAGAATGAAACAATTATGTGGAGACTTTGATTGTGATGTAGCATTAATGGGTCATAACCATGATACATGGGTGAGACCTATAGTCAGAATGAGTTATGATAGAAAGACAAACCTACCTGTTGAAAAGAAAGTATTACTTGGAAACACTGGTACATTCCTAAGAGGATATACAAAAGGTGTTGATTCCTATGTTGAGATAAACCCAAGAGAAGCAAAGAGAGTAGGAAATATTACAGTTACATTCGATCCCTACAACGGAGATATATTTGGACATGATTAGGGGAGCTAATAAACTATTAAGGGCTGAGTCAGAGGAAGAAATTTTGCGTTCAACAGATATAAAACCTGTAAAACACAACGCTGATTTTGTATTAGATGCATTAAAAGCACATAAAAAAAACGGATTATCTAATTGGGAAATTGCAATAATCACTGGTCTGAGATCAAGGCGTGTAAGAGAAGAGGTTCAAAGATTAAGACAGAAGGGTATGATAAAAGAAGATACATGTAGATGTAAAAGAACTCCAATATATTTTATCTTATAAAACGTTTTATATTTCGCCAACTTTAAATTAGGGGTCGTTTAAACTACATCATGTTTATTTATTTAACATGGAAAAACAAAAGAGGAGAGACTTTGAAGACATTATTACAAGAAGAAAAGGCAATAAAAATATCAAAATTAATGAAAGATTTAGGGGTAGATGTATCTATTATACCAGAATCTCTGGTAGATCCTATTCCTACAAACAAGCTTAACTAACTTACTTTAACTAACTTAGTTAAGTATACGTTTATATTTGGTGGTGTTTACTGTCCTTTATGAATATATCTTCTTATACAAAAACAATATCTGTGAGTAATGAAGCGAAACCAATCCTTCAAGAATTAGATAGAGTGAGACCAAACAATATATCATTCAGTGCAATGCTCGCAATAGCAGCCAAGGAATATGTAAACAATCACAAGACAGATGTTTTAAACCTAACAAACTTTATGGATTCATCACCTACTTTCTTTTCTGATGTTGAGAGTTGGAAAAAATATATTGAAAAAAGTCCAACTTCAGAATTAAAGAAGATACAGAATAGGCATTTACAGATAGGTAATATAATAAGAAAAAGAGTTAATGAATTACTATGAAGACTTTGACAGAATCTGCATATAGGGATAAAATAGTTGAAGCATTATCGTCTAAAAGGTGGACAAGAGTAATTGATGCACTAAGACCTAACGGTGTGTTTACCTTAAATGGTATGGAGAAACCTTTTGCAGAATTAATATTAGAGAACAAGGATAAATTCATTGATGTATTAAGACAGGCTGTCTATGAAGTATTAAAAGATAGACATCCTGAAGTTGATATAGAATCAACATTCAATGGTTTAAAGATAAGATTAACTGTAGATGAGTCAACCCCAATGCATAAATTAAATGCTAGGGAACATGAAAATTGTGTAGTGTCTTTTGATTGTGAGATCATAGGTATGGCTAAAGTAATGTCATATATAAAAGAATGTAGTTTAGGATGTCCTAGATGTTTTATGGAGATATCAGTGAAAGCAGATATGGATAAGAAGATACCAATAAAAGTATGCTCAAACCCACAATGTAAAAAAACAAAATTAGAAGTGATAAGGGATAGTATTAAAACAGATAACGTTCAGGCTATAACGTTACAAGAACCATTGGCTTCTTCAAGAAATCAAACACCTATAATTTTAAGAGGAAAAATAGATGGTAATCTTATAGGTGATGTTTTCATAGGTCAGAGGAAAAGAATAACTGGTGTTTATAGATCTGAACTTGATTTGAAAAAAGATGAGAATGAAATATTAATTGAAATTACAAACGCAGATAATCTAGATATATCAGACAGTGTTGTTATGTCAAAAGAAGACTTGGAAAAAATAAAAAAAGATTCTATTAATGATGGTTTTATAGACAAGATTGTAGGCAGTTATGCACCTCATATCTATGGCATGAATGATGTAAAACTTGCATGTCTATTACAATTAGCTGGTGGTAGTGAAGGTGTTAAGAGACCTAATATAAACATCCTATTAGTAGGAGATCCAAGTATGGCAAAGTCAGAGATATTAAAATCACAAAACACATACTCGCATCGTTCAATGTATACATCTGGTAAAGGTTCTTCAGGTGTGGGTCTTACATTAGGATTGGCAAAGAGAGATGGTGAGTTTGAATTGTCAGCAGGTGGTTTTGTAATATGTGATGGTGGAATAATATGTGTAGACGAGTTTGAAAAAATGGATTCTTATAATAGAAGTGCTATACATGAGCCATTAGAACAGGGTACATGTAGCATAGCCAAGGCAGGATTCAAAGCAACATTTCCTGCAAGGACAAGTTGTTTGGCTGCAGCAAACCCAAAGTTTGGTAAGTATGATGAGGATGAAACATTGGTAACAAATATCGATTTACCTCCATCATTGTTATCAAGGTTTGATTTCATATGGCTTATTAAGGACAGCGTTAATGAAAAAGAAGACTCAGAAAAGGCTAAACATATTCTTAATACATATCTTAATGGAAATATAAATGAGAAAAAATACTTAGATCAGAATAGCTTAAAGGGATATCTTAACCATGTAAGAAAAATAAACCCACAGATAACTGTAGATACACAGAATAAAATACTCAGTATTTACAAAAACATGAGGGAGGTATCTGCAGAACAGAATAGTGTTGCTGTTGGTACTAGACAGTTAGAGTCAATAATAAGAGCATCAACAGCTCATGCAAAACTATGTTTCAGGGATAAGGTTTTACCTGAAGATGTAGAATGTGTTGAGGATTTGATAAGAAAAGAGTATCAATCTTTTGGATTTGATTTAACCAATGGTACTTCATCAAACCAAACAACTCTTGTGGGTCTTACAAAAAAAGAGACCAAAGAACAAACAGCTAATAGGGTATGGCATGAATCTGCTAATAATAATAAAGTGAAACTTGTTGATTTTGTAAAACTACTTAGTATGGAAACTGGATTCGATGAAGAGCAGGCTATGAAAATATTCTATGCATGGGAACAACAATGTATAATAAAACTTAATTCAGATAACACATACAGTAAGTCAGGAGGATTCTAAGGTTAGGAAGATTAATATGGTAGAAGAAACTAAGGAAGACGTGCAAATACAAACAGAACCAGACATTGATTATTCAATTCAACAGTTAGATGGTGTCGGTGCTGTAACACAGAAAAAATTAGAATCGTTTGGTGTAACATCAATATTTGATATATGTATAAGAGGATCAAAAGAAGTATCAGAGATAACAGGAGTAACAAAATCAAAGTCAGACAGTTGGGTGTTTCAATGTCAGAAAATACTTGAAGATAACAAACTGATTAGAGCTACAGATATGAACACTGTAGAACTTATGGATTATCAAGATAATTATCCACTACTAAGTACAAAATGTGACGAAATAGACAACCTAATAGGTGGTGGAGTAAAGCCTGAATGTACATATGAAATATATGGTGCTTTCGGATCTGGTAAAACACAATTCAGTAATTCATTAACAGTTGAGGCAATTCGAGCTGAAAAAAATGTAATTTGGGTAGATTGTGAAGATACATTTCGACCTAAAAGAATAGTGGAGATAATGATGGCTAAGGGATATATTGAAGATAAGGAAGAAGCCAAAGAATATTTGGATAGAATAACATACTATTATTGTCCTAACACAGAGCAACTGATGGGTACTGTTAATAGTATTTCTAAGATTTTACAGGAAAAGAAACCAAGGCTGGTTATCTTTGATGGTGCTATAGGTCAATTTAGGGAAGAATACCTAGGCAGGGGAACTTTGGCTGAAAGGCAAAACCAGATAGCACGACTAATGACTCATTTGAAGAACATTTCATTTTATTTCTATTGTACAGTCCTATTTACGAACCAAGTTCAGTCAGATCCAGCAGTTATGTTCGGAGACCCAATAAAACCAATAGGTGGCAATATTGTAGGTCATGCGTCAACATATAGAATATACTTTAAGAAATCTGGTAAAAAAAGAATAGCAAGGATGGTAGATAGTCCAGAACACCCACAGCAAGATGCAGAATTCATTTTAAATGCAAAGGGTATTGACAGTCCTGAAAAATGAGTTATGAATACAAGACAACGGATGAGAGCATCCAACAGGAAAGCTGTGTTATGGCTTCTTGAAAATGGCTATGATGATATCTGGTTAAAGGCACACACAAAAAGACTTGATTTAATATACACAGTAGGAGAATGGTACAGGGCATTAGACTTATGGAACTTATTTGACGGTATATGCTTCAATGAAGATGGGGAGTCTATTTTCTTTCAAGTGAAGACAAATGCATGGGCTAAAGCACAACCAATAAAGGATTTTCTATGCAATAAGAAGAATTTGAAGGTTTTAGTTATCAATGTAAGAGGACAGAAAAGAAAATGGGATATATTAGTGAGAAAATATGAAAGTAAATGAAAAAGGTCAATTTATAGGAAAAGGTGAAGAAACAGCACTGTCTATATTAAAAGACATATACGGAGAAAGCGCAGAATACAAAATTCAAGTTCCTTTTAGGGATTTACTCAATGAAGAGTGGAGGGGAACTCTTACTGAAATACAGGAAAAAGAAACATTAGATATAGTAGTAAATGTCAACACAAAGAATAAAGCAGACCTTAATTGGGATCATGTTATTGTATTTAGAATACAGGATGCACATCATAGAGGCATGCATACAGCAGAGAGAGACCTAGTGCAGAAGAAAACATTGGAGTGGAATGGTCATACGGTAGTGGATTTGTGGGATTATGATTGTCCTGAACTCTTTAAGGAGAGAAAAAATGATAAATCCATTGCAGAAGTCAAGGAGTCTATGTCTTTTGTAAAATGACATTTGATATTAATTCCTTGTAACATATAACACAATATTTTATTTTACCAGATATTACAATAGATTGATTCCTACATAATCTGCATGGCTCTAATATATCTACGAACTCTCCCAAGTCTGCAATGACCATTACTTATATAAATTATCTGGTGCGTCTTTCTCTTCTTGTTTTGGTTGCTCATCCTTATGAGCAAAAAATAGATTATATAATTCCATTTTCTGTTGATTTATCTTTTCATGTATCATAAGAAGTGCAATATCAACCTCGATTATACTTAGTTTATCAGCAGTGAAAGCATCTGTTATATCTTCATCTATCTTATCATGAAGTTTTTCTATTACATCCCATCGTGGTTCATGTGAATATTCTTTTTCTGCCATATGCTTATTTCTCACACTCAACTATAAGTGTTTTCTGTCTTCTGTTGAGGATTTATGTCTTTTTAGGAACGCTTCTGCCATAATAAGCAATTTTTCAACGTTTTCTGTTTTCGATTTTAAATGGATTGCGTGATTGTTGTTATGAGATGTTGTAGAATCGTTTATCTCCAAGCCTACCTCGTAAGCTACAGATTCATTGGCTACTTCATCTGTCATTTTTTATCCTCGCATTTTTGCATAGCGCCTGTAAGTTAAACAAGTCATCTTCAATTTTTCCTATGCTTAAATTATGGAATACAACTAATTTTTTATATTCCTGCTCCCAATCTTTTGTTTTTTCTTTCTTTTCTTCTTTAACCATAATTCCATCTAAACTAACCCCAATTTAAACCTTTTTCCTTACCTTTGCTATGATAGCAAGAGTTATTCCTATTATTGGAATCAATTCAAGTAAATCTATACCATATATAAGGAAATCCAAAACTATGTTTTTACCAAATATTAATGTGTGGTCATGATCTCCAAAAAAACACTCTGCTGCTGTGATTGTGTGTGGTATTTGGGCATATAATATAACTGCTGAAATTATGAGGCTTTTAGCCATATGTCTTTCATACCAATCTAAAAATCGATGTATTAGTCTCATAAAAAAAGAATAAATTTAATAGATATTAACTTTACCTTATTTTATGGCATTAATGACAGACTTTAAGCTGGGAAAGGATGATAATAGGGGTATATATTTTGAGGACACTGAGAGATGCCTCATCTTCCTATCAATGCACGAAACCATAGAAGACGTTTATAAAACAATCACACATGAGGTATTACATCATTGTTTAGGCGATAAATGTAGTGTACAACCCAGCCTGAACGAAACGTTAGATGAGATACAGGAAGAGTTACTCATATTTAATATGCAGTGGGCTGATATTTCCCTCTGAATCTAAACATTTAAATAAAGATAAAAAAATATTTTTTTATGGTATGTCACATATGCTTAGCAGAAAACGTTAATAAAAAAATAGACAGGTTAGACTTGTGTAATGATTGTTTTATTAAAGTAGAAAAAGAAACTATAAAACATAATAAGGAGATAAAAATTGGTACAATTAAGAGTGGTTGATAACTACTGTATAAATATAAGTTGTCATGTTCCCTTAACAGAATATGAATTGACTAGACAAAAAAAGTCTAGAAAATATAGATTCTGTAGAAAATGTAGAATGCTTAGATATACAAGTTCTGTTAGTTGGAAGTGTATAGGGTGTGGAAAAACTATAGATCATGGATCTTATGTAGGACAATATTATTGTAATATTCGTGGTTGCTTTTCTTTTAATGGTGGAAAAAGTTATAGGGGAAAACAGTTAAATAAAAAGAACAGTCGTATTCGTGCTAGGGTTAAGGCTTTCGTAAGGAAACACCCTATAAAGAAATACAAAGAAATCTAGTTGCAGACTTGCGCGCGTGTATGCGTATGCGTAATGGAGCTTTAAAAAAAAGAGAGTTAGTGTTGGATATAAGTCACGTTTGATACTGTTTTATCCCAACAATCCCTACATTCATTACATGAATTATCCTGCATTTTAGCAGGGCATACACCGTCAGATATTGCCATCTTTCTTATCAAACCCATGTTCATGAGTAATCTTCCTGAATCTACTAATGAATTTATTTTCATGTTATGGATTGCTTGCTTTTCATTTTCCTTAAAGGCACTGAGGAGTTCTTTTTTCTTCGTACTTACGTTAGAAGTTTTACACCCAATCTTTTCTGCCATATCTGTTATAGGTCTTCCATCAATTATTGGTGTTGATAATCTTACTACTAGGTTTGATATGTTGTCTAACTTGTGTGAATCATATCCATTTACATGCTTTGTAGCATATTCATTTAGTATGCCAAACTCTAATGTTGGAAGCCAATGCTTAACATTTGGTGTTTGATTAACCACATCTATTATCATTTCTAAGTGTTCTACACTAAGAAGATCTCCACTATCAAACCACCTGAAATACTCAGATCCATAACCGTTTATAAGGTATACCATAGCTTCAACCCATTTATTCCATGTCTTTTTGTAGTTATGAGTTTTACAACTAACTTTACCACATTCATTACATTCGTATATATCTAATGCAATGAGAACACACTTATATCTTCTATAATAAGAATCTACTACATTATCTATAAGATACCTACCCCTATGAGCATAACACTTAGCGCAAACAGAATTCTTTACTTCTCTTCGTAATTTACCACCAACATTACAAGTGGAAGCAGGAATACCATACGAATAGCATGGCATTTTGCTTGTGTTGGTTAGTCCACCTGTTATCCTTATTGCTTCTGGTATGTTCATTTTCTATACACCTTTATAATTTCACAAATTGTTTTGTCTAGTTCTTGGCATTCAAATAAACAACTAGCGCAGTAATATTTACCTGACCTAATATTCTTGAATATTGCATAGTCAGGTTTTTTGTCTTCAGGTACGTCACACATATAATCTCCACGATAACCACCACATTTTTCCCATGTTATACGTTTCATTTCTTATATCCCTCCCACCCATGACGTTGACAGCAAGCTATAACTTCACACTCACGACAAGCATGAAATGGTGGTGTGTTCTTGAATCTACCACATAAGGCACAACGATCTGTCATTTCTTTTGGTGTTCGTTGATATCTCATCTTGTTATACCTTTGTTCAAATCTTCACTACATTCACAACCATACTCTTCTTCCCATTCACTTGAATCTTCTCCATGAATAACTGTTATGATTCCTGTGTCTTTGCATTCTTTACAATCGTATTCATGCGTGCAGTCTTCACAGAATTCCGAATCTTCAACTGTCAAATTACCACACCTATTTACGCACTCTATTTCAACCATCTTCTAATTCCTCGTCTGTGTATTGTGAGTTATGAAAGTCGCAGTATGGAATTTCGTTTACTTCTTGACCACATTCATACATATCTTCTCCAATATGACTGCTTGAATTATCCCTTAGTTTGTTGCCAACATAATATGCTTCTTGACCATGCTCAACATAGTGTGTGCAGTATCTACTCATTTCGATTCCTCATGTTCTAATTCCTTACCTCTCATGTAGAGCCATGTAAATAATCCGAAGAGCGCCCATCTAAGTAAGGACATATTTAACCTCTCCAAAAGTCCAATTTCTTTGACGCTTACCTGTTCCGACTGACTCATCAATGTGAAATTTCCTGTGTCTTTCCTTACGAATATCTGCAAGATCATCATCAGGCAACTCTATATTACATAGGTTGCATTTCCAATAAGTAATGTACGGAGTTGTCATTGGCTTAGCACCTTTTTGCTTTGAGGTAGGTCGTGATGACCGTTCCTTACTTACAAATGGTACTTTTTTTGTCATGCCTCAAACTCCTTTAATTAGGACTTGAACTTGTGTCATGTCTAATATTCATTACTTTCATTTGATCCTCTTCTTCATGTATCTATTTCTACGTGTTCTTTGGATATTCTTGTGGTTTAGATATCTTATTGTTTCATCTCTATCTGCTTTGGTACATATATCTATAACACCTGACATTCCTGCTTCTTGTAATTGTTTTTCAGCAATTTTTACCTTGCTTCTTAACGACCTATTCCTTGCAACCGTTTTATTATATAACAAAGCTCTAAGCATGGAACTAGATTTATTGAACTCTCCTGTCATATCTTTCTTCGATCTGCCTTTGGTTCTTAATGCCTGATTACAACATAGACATCTAAGTTTCCCAATAGAATCCAAAGGATATGCTATGTTGCATGATATACATTTTGCATGTGTTCCATATGGTGCATTTTTCCAATCACTTGCTGATTTAAACACGCCTTGTATTATCCACTCATTACACTTATGAATAAACTTCTTGTTATTTGTTCCTCTTCTGTAGGTCATTTTAATCCACACCATTCATGGTTTCTATGAGCTTGGAATCCATTTACGTTGAGTTCTTTAACATAACCACATTTTTCACATTTAGATAATGCAATCTTAAATAACTCACGTATCTGATCGTTCGTGCATTTATATTCAGGAAAGTAATTCTTTAGCCTGTTGTATGTAATGTTTGTGATATCTACTTTGTATGTCATTTCGATTTCCTCTCACGTTCAATTTTTGCTTTAGTTCCATCTATCAAACATGATACATTGCTGTAGTTTTTACTATCTAGTATTGCGTAACAGTATTCTTGTGGAAGCATAATAGTGCCTCCATCTTTTGTAACTAAGCCTACAATGGTTTGATAACCATCAGTAGTATCATCATTGTAAGCAATAAGAAGGTGTTTTGTATCTGTTGTTCTTCTAATGTTCATTTCTATTCCTCCATCATTGCTTCTAATTCTTTCTCTGCTAAGTGTTCGCCAATAGCTTCCTTAGTGTTATATATTTTATAACACATAGTACATTGATAGCCATATTTACCATCATTAACTAAGTGAACACGCCTAACATCTGAATTAGTAGTCAAAGTATTTCAACTCCTCTTCATAACACTTATGGCAAAGTGATCCTGTATTGAATCCAAACTCATCAGGCTCTATCTCTATTGTACCATGCGATCTTATTTCTTGTCTTGCACATTCCCCACCACAAATAAAACATGGTATTTCATAATATCTCATATCATGTGTCAGTTTGTTTTTGATTTCTTCACAGTTTTTATAATGCATAAACAATTCTTCATTACTCATTTGTTCTAGTATGGATTTTGGTGTTCGTGATATTCTTATCAAGTCTTGCTTCTCATACATCAGTATTGAATTAACCAATTTCTTTCTTTCTTTTACTTCTAATGTAGGATCAACTTCTACTTGTAAGTGATTACAGTAAGGACATATATTATCAAGTCTTTCTCCTCTTCCTAACTGTTCCTTTATCTTATCACAATCACAAACATCATATACAGCACCTAGCCTTACTCTCTTAGTTTGATAAGTCTGTTTGTTATCGCCACAACCAATTTCTATATCAACCCAATCCTTTTCCACATTAGTGTTAGGTGGTAATGGCTCTCTTTTGTATGTCATGTGTTATCTACCAAGTTCTCTTTTATAAATGTTTCAGCAGGATATTCATCATTAGGCTCATAAAATCCACCATATGTATCTTTGTCTTCCTTATTACACTTAACACATATCCACTTTGATTTCTGTAGTCTAAATTGATGATCTTCTAACATAAAACACTTTTTATCTTTTATTTTTCTGTTCATATTAGACACCTATATAGAGGAACGCTCTTGTTTGCTGTGAAAAATATGGTGTACAGGTCGTAGGCTAGAAGACCCACGCCATACCTGTATATGTACGAGTATGTTATTGAGGAGAGATTCTGCCATATAATATAATGATAACATTAATGCATAACCTCCTGAACAATCTTTCTGAACTCCTTAATAACAAACTTGCTTGCACCATTCATACCTGTAAATGATACATATCTCTTACCAAATATATCTTTCAACACCTCTCCATATTTCCAATGGTTTGATATGTCTATACATATTATACGAGGAGATATCCTTAGTGCTTTCTTCAACGCTTTCTTATTCATCTTAATGAGAACGCCTGTTGGTGTGTCTATGTTGTTCTTATAGTATTGTGGTACGCCATCTGTGATCATGATTAATAGTTTCTTCCTGCCTTTCCTACCACGTAATTGTTTTGCACTATGAATTAATGCTTCGTGTGTAGGTGTGAACATATAACTATCATGAGTGTTTATCTTAGAACACTCTTTCAGATTATTGAATGTTGTTATACCTACGTTGCCCTCATAATCAGAAGACCAAACATTTCCTAGTAAGTCAATGTTCTGTACTTTTTCTGACGCTTTATATAATGTTGCAACTAAGTTGCGAGCGTCAGTCATACGACCACTATTACCCATAGATCCTGATCCGTCTATTGATATGAGAACAGTAGCACCTGAGCTTAACTTCTCATTGATCATGCATGGATCATTAGACTGTCTTACCTTTCTGTTAATGAACGCTTCAATATTAACCTCATTCCCATAGTCGTCTACGTTTGAAGTGAATTGTTCTGCAAGTTTAGTGAATGTCTTTTGTAGTATACGCGCTGTCTTAGTATCAACATTAACCTTACTCTCATTTCTGCCCACATTTTTGATATGTGATGGTGTCATTGATCCCATTTTATTCATGGCTTCTATACTTGCTTTCATATGTTCAACCTCTTCTTTACCGTCTGCCTTATTGAAACCTACCTCAGTCTTATGTTCCTCTTCTGATTGTGATTCCATTTCTTTAGTTGATTCTAGTATCTCTTCTTGCTCTTCATCAAACACTTCACGTTGTTCCTGAGTCATATGATTTCTATGTTCGTTTACCATACCACCATGATCATGTGAGTATTTAGTGTTGTTGCTATTCCTCATGCTATTTGTTATCTTAGATTTCTTATTGAAAACTTCTTGTTGCTGTTTCTTTAAAGAATCCTTTGCACTCTCAGCATTAGTCGCTTCTGATTCACTAGTTGTAGTTCGTAGTGTTTCTTGCGCAGTGTTAATACCTTTCTGTAGCTCACGTAGTTTTTCATTCTCATTTTTATAGTCGCGAAGCTTATCTTTTATGTATTCATCAATGTGTTTCTTAGCTCTAACCAAACATGTTAGCGCACCTCTTGTGCCTGTTTCCTTAACGTCTTCCATGATTTCATTAGCCCAATCTTCACTAAGACTAGGTTGAAAGAATCTAGAAGCCAACATTTTATCTGTTGGTGTTAAGGTATACTTAGGATCAGTTGCTCTCATACGCTCGGTGTCTGATAGTAATCGTTTACCTAGATTGGTACGAGTTTCCTCAAACATCTTTTCTGTTCCTAACCACACATGTTTAGTTAATGATTCAATCCTTTGATCTTCAATGATATTGAATGCTAACATGTACTCGGACATTATTGATTTCTTAATACTTGCAAGCCTGTCTGCACTTGCTTCATTAGCAAGTTCTTTATTGCCAGCGACTAAATCATTAGCCCAAGCAGTAGTTAAACCTTTGACATTGGGTGCGAAACTATCCCACATTAAGTGAGATAGCTCGTGATATAATGCTGCCTTTCTATTGATTCCTTTCTCATTAGGTGTGCATATATTTATAATGTATGTGTTGGCTTTATCAGCAGGTGTCACGTAATTGTTTGTGCCTCTTTGATACGTTAGATCTATTGATAGACCTTTGATATCTTCTATAATGTTTGCACGTTTCTTAAAGTATTCTTGATGTGTTAGATATTCTGTTTTCATTTTAATCCCTGTCCTGCATGTAGTCTTCGAAGTCTACTTCAATACATACATAGTATGTATCGACTACACCACAATGCTTACACTCTATCTCTTGTTCTGATTCTACTTCCATTATATATCTACTCCATTCTTTTCTAAGAAGTCTTTTACTTTATCGAAGTCAATTTCCATTATCTCATTGTATGTGCTATACATTCTTTCTTTAGGATATATGTAGTAGTCACTGTAAAGATATCTTAATGTATCAAGTATCTCATCTTTCGTTGCATGATTCACAAACCTCGTTCTATCTGTAAGAGAATCCAATGCTCTCTCACAACTAAGTAGTTCATACTTTAGATGTTCTACATGTGGCTTAAGTAAGTCAACAGCATAATCCCTATCCTTAATGATCATCTTAGTCATGCCCGTGCCTCCTCATCATCATAGATAAGTAATGCACGTTCGAACTCGCCCTCATACTTATCGTTGATAATGTATTGAAACTCATACTTCACATCAACTATGTGTCGTGTCAATATGTTTGTACCGTTGATAATAAATTTCTTTCTTAATCCGTTGGGATCAAACAATGGTACAAGACTAATGAACTCATTGATCTGTTCGTCAATAGGTATAGTGTTCTTGATTGTAGGTGGTTTACTCTCTTCCCTAAGTTTAGGGAAGAAGAGTTTAACCTTACGAACGCTGGTCATAACGTGATACCAAATGTATCTGCTATGGAATTCTTTATGAACTCACGTTCAGTTGCGTCTCCATACTTAACAAGTAAGCATGTTTTAATACACTTCCTCTTGAGCTGATCTCCATCTAGTCCGTCTTTCAACCATACTCTATACATGTCTGTGAACTGTACTATATCTCTAGGAGATAATACATACTCGACATCTCCTTTCACTCTAGAACTGTGTGTGTCCTGAACTACCTGAAGTAATGGAGCTGATACGTCATCAGGAATATCCTCCCAATTAATTATCTTGTCCAAGTCTTTACTTGATGGGTAATCCCATACTGCACCAACATATCTAGACCTCAAGTCTTCTGTCAACTGATTCACACCTGCATAATAACTAGGATTCATTGATGATATAACAATCAACTTACAATCATCATCTAATTTGAATTGTTTGTTGTTTGCTACTACCATATGTCTGTCGTCTAATACAGGGTTAAGTATCTTCTGCATTTCAGGCTCAAGTGCGTTAACTTCATCTAAGTATAGGCATGCTTTCTTATACTTGTTGGCACATAGTATTGCTCTTGGCAATACACCTAGATCAAAGTACGATCCGTTCTCATCTACTTGTGATCTACCTAAGAGATCTCCCTCTCTTGTACCACTAGAACAAGCATGAAATACTAAGTGAGTCTGCGTATCATAAGACACATCATAAACACACAACGTCTTACCTAATCCTTTATCTCCCTCAATGAGATAAGGATATGGTATGTCCATTGTGAATTGTTTAAGTAGGTCTTGTCTTTCGTCATCTATCTCAATATAATTACCCCATTTATAAGGCTTGTATTGATCGAAGTCTACGACACCGAACTTTGTTGTATGATTACCTGTCTGATTAGGCTTAGATTGTTTGACTTCCTCTACTACCTGTTGAGTTTCCTGTACCTGTTGCTTAGGGTTAAGGATCTCTTCAATAGACATAGCTGATTCTACTGTTGCTACTTCAGGTGTAGGCTCTCCCATGTGTAAGCCCTTAATATATTCTAAGAACTCAGGCGATCTTACTAACTCAGTATAATGTTGCGCTCTGTCTTCAGCTACACTCTTACGTGTGAAATTATCGCGCGCTATCTCCCTTGCTTTCAATGTCAATTCGTATCTTAACTCTTCATCTGTTTGTGTCATTATCTATTTTCCTCACGCCAATTACTTTGTGAGTGATTGTGCTTATACTTATGAGATTCTCCCATGATCTTACCGATTTCATCATCTAATATCTTTGTGGATTTATAAGCCTCTTCTCCTATAATACCCATGACCTCTACGATATCTTGATTCATAAATCTATTGAATGATTCACTCGCGATACCTAGTTTTGTACCAACTCTATCATGCAAGTCATTCATATAGTCTGCACCTAACTTACGCGTTTCAATAGCTGCGCCTTCATTATGTGATCTCTTCTCGGCACTTGTTATTGTCTGTCTTATAATCTCAGCGATTGCATTTAGATAACCAAATGTAAATGCTGTGACCTCTCCTCTAGTCATGTCATGATCTGAGGGTAAACTACTTGTGTTCATTTACTTTCTACCTCATCTTCTTCAGTCAATTCGTCAAGCTTATCATCAAGTTCATCAATCTGATCTTCATGATCTTCAACCGTAGACTCAAGACCATCACATTTATCTTCAAGCTCAGCAAGCCTTTCTACTATTGATTCCAAAGCATACTCTTCTAATGCATTAAGTCTATTATGCAAAGAATCCAATGCTTCTTCCATCATTTTCTTGTCCGTCATCTTAATCACGCTACTGATTACATGTATTATATATCTAAGCGATACCCACCACCTCGGTTGCACTTAGAAGTGCTACAAAACATGAACTGATTACATTGTTCATCATAAAAAAGGGTAGAGAGCGAGGCGCTACTTTATACCTCACTCTCAGTTGTACTGATCTCATGTTGATACCCTCGTATCATTGTATAGGCTTTCGAAAGACTCTCTCATTACAGGAGAATCCTTTGAAACTACTGATACCTTTGTATCATTGTGGGAACTAGGTGCGCCTACACGCCTAAACATAGCCACACCTAGTTTTACCAGCTCGTCTTTATCTATGTGCAATAGTTTAATTCGTTGCTTGAATCCAAAGCGCAACTGATTATGTTCCATGTATTGATTAAAGCCCTCGACAAGTCTGTTTGTCTTATCAAGCTCTTCCTCAAATACATATGCAATTAGACCTTGTTGTCTATGTTTATCGCTGTTTTCAATAAACTCAGACACCTTTCTAATCACATATTGTAGGCGCTTCAGTTGGCGTTGTTCTCTATTGCTTTCACTCATAGATATGAGATCAGGAATACCCATGAGTTTACAGGCAGTTGCTCTTGCCTTTTCATACTCATGTGTACTTACACGTCTGTCTATGCATGATATTACATCAGACATAGGTGTAGACGTTCGTCTTCCTGTTTTCTTTAAGTTAGTCATTAGCTATACCACTCCAATATATTAACTTCATAAACGGATTGACACCGTTGTCATTAATGAACTTCCCATTATCATTAGGCTTTACAATATTGCGTAGGTTATTTAATCGTTCCTTTTCCATAGCTATTCTTTTCTTTTCAGGTATCACGTTATTAAGCACACGCTGGGTGTTTCGTTCCTTATCCATATCTTGTACAGCTACGACTCCATGAATATGCATACGCTCCCTATCATCTACAGTGTAGGGTGTGTTAACTCTCTTACCATTTACCAAGTGGCACGTTTTCTTCACGCGATCAATAAAAGGCGACCTATATGAATTGGTGTTTATACTACAATCATCTGCAGTCATCAAAATCTAAAGGTTGCCAGCTTGCATAAAAAGGTATTGTTTTGTGCCTGACTTGTGCCTAGCATTTTTCAAACAGTCGTCTAACACTGTATACATACATTAATCACAACAACAGTAGAAGCAGTAGTATGCGTAAGCATTAGGCGTAAGCCCTACATATCGTTATACTTATTGTTATATAATATATGTATTTGATTAATAGATTACACTACCATACAGTATAATAATACGCGTACGCGTATGTATAATAATAAATATAAATACATATCTTTATGCGTAATTAGGCACGAAGTTTCAACCTGCATACGTTACGCGCGTAATATATAATATAATATAATATATAATATAATATAATAATAACATAGTATAATACTAATATAATAATAGTGTACATATACGCGTAAGGCACAAATATTTCCTGTACCCATAGCCCTCACATGCGCATCTGCCCTTACACGTACGCGTACTGTACGCGTAATAGGATACATTATTTTTAACTTCAGACAACTCGCCTGCTGCGTTGTCTAGGCGTAATGAGCAGCAACTCCCTTCGCTAATTACACGGGCATCTCGTTTCTTTACACATATTTCAGGCTCTCCATACGCGCGCGTACCCTAAGAGATATAATTTCCATGCCTATTTACTCATGAATTGTTATACCCTAATACGCGTATGTGTATGCGTAATAATATATATAATAATAATATAATATAATAATATAATATAATAATATAATATATAATATAAATAAATAATAATAATAATACATAGTGTACAAATTACCTTAGTAGTGTACGGATTTAACCTAAGCCTAGGGTTAATGACTGATTTTGACACTAACCCTAGGTTAAGTAAGTATGCTATGTTCGTATCTCATAGGCTCACACATTACTTACGCTCAGTCAAAACCGAAGACCAATGGCTTGTTTCTCCTTTTCCTTGACCCGAACGAATTTTTAACGGTGGATAATGAATCCACTTACGGAAATACGTTAACTATAAAGAGTGGAACGAATGGGATTTGAACCCATAACAGCCAGCAATTAACACTGTTTAGACGCAGTTAATTTACGCCTCACTATGATACCAAGTTTCACCATCTTCCACACGCTTAGTTATTAGCTAAGTATAATATGTTATTATATAATATATTGCGCATATGCTCATGGTTTCTCTGTCCCAAAACGGGATGAACTGGGATGAATGTTCTCCAATACAACCAAAGGGATTTACCCCTAAGCGCTCTATTAAGATGACGATATTATATAATAACTGTAATACTAGGAATTACAACCTAGGGACAATTACTGCTCAAAGGCAAACCTAGGGACAACTTTTACGACCTAGCGTCTAATAACGTGATGTTTTTTATACACCCTATATCGTATTTTGATAGATATTTAGAACAAACTTGTTGCCTAAAAAATCCCAAACTTACTTTATCCATTATGTAGACTATGAAATTATCATATATCATTGAGCGTGTAAACTCAGTGATTTGGCTCGCTGAATATATGATAACTGTAAGTAGATTATATGATAAGAAAGAAAGGGTCATTACGTGACCAATCGGATATTTTACAAGTAAACTAGGCGTTATTCTGTCTAGATTGCAGGTGCTATTGAAACAATGACCGATTGAGTATCGATCTTTAAGCCTTTAGCCTGCGCATATTCGCGCAATTTCATAAAGCCAGTTTTGTCCTTAGTCCTAAAACCAGACTGAGGCAAAAGTACGCCTTTTGAAACTAACTCAGCAAGAATGCCTGATGTTTTGGCTTCTACTGCTGGTGCTAGTGCTTCAATAACAGGTGTTTCGATTTCTGCAGTCACTGAAGAAGCTTCAACCAAATTAAAACCATGAGCCTTAGCCCATGCCTTAACTAGTGCCTTTTCAGTAGCTGACGAGTCTTTACTACCCATCAATAAACATAGGTTGCCTACTTATATATAAACTAGATGTTTTGTGCCTAGATAGGCGTGAAAATCTCCCACTAAGTATAGAATCTCTAATTAACGTACCGAGTGCTTATATCGAAAATCGTGTTTTTTGTCGTTGCAAGGATACAGATTCGAGCATGAATACGAATCGGATTAGGATCGTGTTTTTTTGCGAGATCGCTTGAGGTTAACAAACCATCTGCGTATTGTATACTTTCTAATGTAAGAAGCAATAACATACCATGCAGTAATCTGTAACATACCGAACAGTTCACCACTCTCAATAACATCTATATATAAAGGGAGGATGGTGTAGTTCATCATCGTGGCAATAATACAACCAATAGCAACGTCAAGTGTAACCTCCAACGCAGAGCGTAGTTTACTGTCTTTCTTACTATTGCCTCTAAACAGTGAAAGTAGACTCATCAAATTCATTGTAAGTGTAGTTATATAAAGGTTGCGAGGATTATGATTTCTTTTCTTCGACTCTATCCTCATTATGAGCCTTATATTTAAAACCAGATTGTACCAACGTACCCTGCAGTCTAAACAAACAGCGCTCCAAACCCCTCTTGGAGTGTTCTCCTATTAATTCATTACAGGCAACACATATCACTTTTTCTATCTGTTTATTTCCGAATGTCATATCATTCGCCTGATCTTATATGAAAATTAGAACAGCATTTGCATTCGTTTCTAATACATTCAGATTCAAGTCTGTGTCCACATATTCCACAATCACATCCTATTTGTATTACTGCTAATCCTATATCTCCATTTTCTGTCAATTTATAACCTTCAACTTTCATAATATATCTAACAACTCCTTTTCGTATTTTATCCTATCTTCTCTTGTAATATGACTTAATAACTTAGCATATAAGTGTTTCTTTTTTTCTTCTCTTTCCTTTAGAAGATGTATTACATCATCTTCTGCTTCCTGTTCTATCTTCTCATCTGGATCACATACAGGGCAAGACCTGTCAACTGCATATTCATCTTCACCATCTCCAAGTATTTCGGTAACAATCAATGTGCCTTTGCATGACTCGCATTCTTTTACTCTAAATTTATCATATTTTGCCTTGTCTTCTTTTACCATCTTCCTATAACCTCCCCCGTCATCTTCCATTCTTCATACAAAGCGTCAGCATTTTCACAGTAATGTTTCTCACAAAAACCCATGTATCTGTACATATTATGTAGGTGTTCAATATCCTCTCCACATACCTCGCCATCTTCTAGTTCTGCCTGACATTTCTTTGGTAAACTTAAATCTATCATTTTCTGTTCTCCCATTCATATTTACAATCATCACATTTAAACCACTTTTTTACAAGTTTTACATTTTCCTTTAGGCAGTTATGACATTTCATTTATGCTCCTCCAACACAGAGGTGTTAATATCACTAATCTTTCCCTTTAATTTTTCAATATCTTCCTTCCCATACATGCTCTTAACATCACTCCAATACCAATAAAGTAATAACCCTATTCCGACAGGCAAGCAAGCGAATAGGAAGAATATTCCGAAACTAAATACCATTCTGTTTCTCATACATCCCACCATTCCGAATTCTCGCTCGCGTGTAATACAGCATGTTTTGTAATTTGCTCATGATCTAATGCCGACTGATCGTCTTCAAACTCCTTGTTACAGGTGTAACACAACCAGACAGCATCTTTCATATCACTGAATATATGTCACCACATATAAACGTTACACAAAAAACGGCTGCTACGCAGCCTCGTCATCGTCATCAGACCACTTCAGAGCATCGTCTTCGTGCTTCTGCTCGGACAAGAACGTTAACTTCCAAAACGCGCGTCTGTCTTCTAACGGAATTTTATTTGGTTCATCCCTTGCAAACTTAAATTCAAACCACTTCATTATTGCTATAAAGTCAGCAGTGTCTAAATCAGTTCCCATGACAAACTATTATTATAGTAGCTTATAAAGTAGTCTAGCTGGTTAGCCTAAAACCAGACCTCTCTTTCGAGTATGCAGACTCACACCACTAGACATACAGAAGAATACTTATAAGTTAATATATTTATTGTGTTGTATGGTTGACCTTACAAAGTTCAAAAAAGAGAAAATACCAAGTAAATCATGCACTTGTGATGCAGAGAATAGAGATATTTACTGCAAGTTACATGGTAGACACGCATAACAAAATAATAACAAATCCTGACAAAGTTTATAAAGCACTGTAATGTAAGAATGTTATGGGATTTACTGATACAATAAGAGGATTTTTCGGAAAATCTGACGTAATGAAGGGATATACAGAATCCACATCAAGACCAAGTGTAGCACAACCATATATGAGTACCGATACAGGTGCTAAATTACCAATATTTCCATTCCCACTCATAATGATTTATGAGTTAGCAGATAACATTGATGCATTAAGAATACCTATTGAGACTCTAAACAGGGAAATGTTCAAGAATGGATTTGAGATAGTAGAGAGATTTAAGTATAAATGTGAAAATTGTTCCAAAGAATTTCAATACAAACCAATAGAGGAAAAGGAATTAAAAGCAAGAACTGCAGTCGAAGAGCAAGGCGCAATATCGCAGGAAGAACAAATGGAGAGCGACACAACGTCAGAGGCACATGCAGGAGACAAGTTACAATGTGATACATGTGGAAGCAGAAACTTGTTAAGACCAATACCAGAACACAGAAAAGTATTAGAAAAATTATTAGATCAACCTATAAACGGAAACAATCAGACTATAGAAGATGTATCAAGAATGCTTGAAAGAGATTTAGAGATAGCAGACAATGCTTACATGCTACTTTTGAAGAATTATAACTTAGATGATAACACAGGAAATATTAATTGGGATAACACAGAGATAAAAGAATGTTTGAGAATTGATCCACCACAGGTTGCAATGATTGCAGACAGTGATGGTAGGATAGGTTATGACGATAAAAGAAATAAGGTTTGGGTTTGTCCTAGATTTGAACATAGAGATAGAAGACTAACAACAGATAGATGTGACAGATGTGGTGCAGAAGCACTTAAAGCAATTTGTGAAGTTAACTCTGTTTATTCTATAGGTATACCACAACCAAAAAGGGTTGTTTACGGTGAAGGTGAAATAATTTGGCGTGCTGGAAAATACAGACCTGCATTAATTTATGGCTACTCACCAATTTATTCAGTTTGGTCAAAAGCAATGTCTTTGAGCCACATGGATGAATACATTAGAAAGTATTTCGATAAAATGAGACCCCCAAGGGGTATGTTAGTAATTGCTTCACGTAATTACGAAACATTCAGAAAATCATGGGATTTATTAGAGCAGAAAGCAACAGAAGACCCTTACATGATACACCCATTACTTGTAGAGAGTGATAAAACAGGTAAGAATCTTGCACAATGGCTCGATTTTACAGGATCACTTAAAGAATTAGAGTTTATTGCAGTTAGAAAGGAGTTAAGAATGATTATAGGTGCAATTTACGGTGTATTGCCTCTCTATTACGGAGAAATGCCTTCTGGATGGTCACAAGAGGGATTACAGGTCACAATAACCAATAGGGCAGTAAAATGGGGTCAAGAAATACTTTACAAGAGCTTTTTCAAGAAAATAGGCGAAATTTTAGGTGTAAATGATTGGGATTTGAAATTAAAGGAAGGAGAAGAGAATGATAAGTTACAAGAGCTTCAAACAGACGCTGCAGAACTTGCAAACATGCAACAATTACAAGCTATGGGATTTGAGGTCTCTAGAACTCATACAGGAGACTTTAAGGTGTCAAAAGACCCTGTTTTTTCAACTAAAGATATGTTAGAGTTACAACTTGGTGGTGGACAGATAGGTGAAGGACAAGAAAAACAAGATCCAGAGAGAACACGATTCCAAGGAGAACCTGCAGTACCTAGGTCTTCAGACATTGGTGGAATAGGACAAGGCTCACCTTCAAGTGGAAAAGGAACTTCAATGAGTAAGAAAAACTTTCCTAGTGGCATAACACCTGTTAATTTTAATGTGGTAAAGAAAACACTGCAAACTGCAGTTGATTTTGGATGGTCAAAGACCAAAACTGTAGATGAGTTAAGAAAGTTCGGAAGTATGACAGTAAGACAAGCAAGAGAAATAGTTAAAAATGAATTTGAATCAACAAGGAGGTGGGAAGAAAAAGATGGCGAAAAAAAGTAAAAAAGACAGTTTAGAGCATACACATGAAGATGGTGTAAAACATTCACATAAAAACGGTGATAAACCTCACAGTCATGAAATAACATCAGCTACAGTTAAAGTAAAAAAAGAACTCAAGGTAAAAACACCAAAGAGTGTATATGATCCAGATTACAAGTTAATTGATGATACTATAGAAGATATAAAGAAAGCAAGTAGAAATGTTTGCACTAATAGTTATTCATCAAATAATGTGTATTTGTTCTTACAGGACTGTTTGAAGAAAATAATATTGGCAGAGAAGTAATGGCTACTAAGCTTAATGTAGATACAGGCTCTGACATTGGTAACAAGCTTTGGAAGAGGCATCAAGATGATGAATACACTCATGTTGACAATTATAAGGAAGCAATATGCATAGATTGTTTTTCTAGAGACGCTGCTGCAGCAACAATAATGGATATATGTGGAGACTGCGCAGGCAAGCGTGGTAGAGAGCCACTACTGGCAAAAATAACAGATAAGATGTATGGTCTATGTTTCTTTTGTGGAAAACATAAATTTAATGTAGAGCAGATAAATGCGAGACTGTGTAGGAAGTGTCATAGAAAAGTTGCAGATGTAACAAAAAAATACAACAAGAAAGGTGGCATGTTTAAATGTGATCCTTTTTGGAAAAGCCTAAGAAAGAAACATGGTAAGGACTGGCAGTATAGTTTTACTGATCCTACAAAATCACTTAGAAGATAAAATAAAATTAATTCTATCAGATGCTAAATCATAATATGCAGTTGGATTTATAATTCTCTTTTTGTTTGGTCTGTTACCCCAAAACCTATCACACCTAACTTCAAATTTTGGTTTTCCTAAAAACTTTGGATAAAATTCTACTTTGTCTGTTTTAGGATTAAACTTAGTTTGTCCATCTATAACTTTTATTTCATCTCCTTCTAAAAATTCTTTACAGCTTCCATTTCTAAAATGAACAACTGTTTTTTCTAATCGTGGTGACTCCTTCATTTGATTTGTCTCTGTCACAACCCATAGTTTAGCCTCTCCTTTCTTGTTTTCTTTAACGTATAATTCCATTATTTTTATATCATAAAAATGTTCTCCTACTCTTCCCTTATATGCATTTTCATAGTCTTGTCTTTTTTCATAGATATAGAATGCAGTTCCCATAAACTTTAATAATATAACCTCTTAATAAATGCTTGTATGAACATAGATAATAGTTGTAAGAAATGTGAAACAAAGATGTATGGTTATGCAAGAGGAAAACAGATATTTTGGGTATGTTATAAATGTGGATTCTTTCAAGGCAATAATTTTGACCCATTTCTACTATTGGCAGTACAATCAGAGCCTGAATATCTATTATACCTTATAGAGTCAAAATATCTACAACCTGTACAATAAATATAAATATTATACATATATCAACTGTATATGGTAGAGGAATTTCTTTTAGATAGAATAATGACCAGAATTGACAAATTAGATCAAAAAATAGACGATTTATGCGATAGAACCACGAAAACAGAAATAAGCATATCTAATCACCTTACGCATGTTACACAGGATGCAGAAAAGAAAGAAAAGAGATTTTACGTTATAATAGCTGCCTTGGGAACAATCTTCGCCTCAGTGACCCTTGTACAAAGTATAATTTAACATAATCCTTATATCCTAGCATTTTTATCGTATAAGACATGGTAGACCCAACACTTATTACAGTAGGTGCTGCAGTTGTCGGAGCAGGTTTAAACACCCTTAGAGGGTATTTACACACTGAAGACCAATCTTACTCTGCTAAAAAGCTAGCAGGCGCTCTTATCATCTCTACATTTGCTGCAATAGCAGTAGCACAAACTATAGCTATTGAGTCAGTAGGTTTAGTAGGACTAGCTCTGATAGGATTGACTACAGGATTCGCAGCAGACTTCGCTGTAACTAAAGCAAAAAAAGACAGTACAGAGTAGTATTATTTTACAAACTACTTTTACCTTTTTTTATAGATATCTTTATTAAATATAGAGTATCCTATTTTATATATGACAGAGGGATATTTCGTAAACAGATTATTGACAAAGGGCTTTGAACCTGTAAATTCTGACGAAAGATTCTTTGAAGGATACCTCACAGTTGAGATGAAAGACAAACAAGGAGAAGTTACAATAGTTAATGAGTTATATAAGGTGCTACCAGTTTGGATGGATAGAGGCGCACCAATTACAGATACACATAGTAATAGGGTAATAGGAAAAGGAATAAATTATGCAAAGGCAGATTTTACAGCACAAGACGGTGAAGTATATCCAGCCATAAAAGTCACAGGTAAGATTTTTAAAAACTATGATTTGGATAATGAAATTTGGAGAAAGATTAAATCAGGAGAATACAAGGGATTAAGTTTTGGTGGAGCTACAAAGGCAAATAGGACACCTATGAGAATGAAAGATGGATCTATAGCATATGCATTATCAAACCTTGAACATTATGAAGTTGCAGTATGTAAAGACCCAGCAGTTCCAATGGCTATAATCACAGATTACAACCCAATAGCCAAATCAGTTTTACATACAGAAAAAAGAGGAGATAAAATGATAGTTAAAACATGTGATAATTTTGGATGTTTCATTACAAAACCAATGCCTGACGGAAATGGTGGTAAAGGAAACTTTGATCACTGTGTAAGTGTCAATCAGGATAAGAGAGATCCAAGCGCATACTGTGGTCAGATTAAACATGACACAGAAGATTCCAAGAAAGCAGAAGATATAAACAAAGTTCTACCAGTTTCAGATGCCTACATATCTGGTGGTAAAAAAGGAAGTAAATTTTGTCCTAATTGTGGAAGAGATAATATTAAAGAAGATAAAAAACGAGAACAGGAATATAGGGATTCACATGGAGGATCAGCACCTACACTCATGGGTGCAAGTCCAAGAACAGGTGGTTATACTTGTCCTAACTGTCAGAAAAAACCAAAAAGGAATATGCATAGTCCAAGTGGAACTGGAAACGAGAAAGGTGCTTATGAGTATCTTACACAGGAAGAGTTTGATGCTAAACAAAAAGCAGATCATTCAAACTCAATGGGAGATCAACATTCTATGTATAATCAAAATACTGGTAGAGAGACATGGATTGGACAGGGATTACCACAGCCAAAAGTGACAACTATATGCGAACCATCAATGGAAAGTGAGGGTAAATGCATTGAACAAGAGAAACCATTAGATGACTCTGGTGGAAGAGCAAAACCACACCATGCTAATTTAGGAGATGATACACCTGCAGGAGTACCAAAGAACGTAAAAGATGAAAGTAAACTAGATAGAGAAGGAAAACATCAACAAAAAAAGGCATTTTTAGAATATTTGCAGGCAGATTTGAAAAAAGTGGAAGAAGGACAGTTTGGAGCAGGTCAAAGAGGTCTAGGACATGATAAAGGAAGTGTTCAAGGTAGTGGTGATAGCGCTCAAATTACACCTGTACAAGAAGAAAAGAAACAACCAAAATCTATATAAACCCCACATATAAAGGAATAGTACATTATGGCAGACGAAGAAAAACCAAAATTCGAAGAAAGCTCTAATGACGAAGAAGAGACGGAAGCAAAAGAAGAGAGTTCTGAAGAATCACAACGTGAAGATTCAGAAAAATCATTCGTAGAAGCAGTCAAATCAACATTCGGAGACATATCTGAGCAATTAAGCACAGTAGTTGACTCCCAAAAAAGTATCATTGATGCTGTAACCTCTATTAATACTAGAGTTAAAGCACTTGAAAAACCAACAGACTTGGCTTTGAGTCCAAAAGGAACTCAAGGTGGAGACGATGTTGGAGCTTCAGTAAAAGTTCCTGAAGAACCTTATCCACAAGGTCAGCAAGCCAAACTGGATGATGACGGAAAGGAAACAACCAATGATCAGTCAAAACTGTCAATTCAGGGTGCTATAGGCAAATCTGAATTAGTTGCAAAGTCTGAACACTCATTTACTACAGAAACTCCAAGACCAAACGCAGCCTTGGAAACAGTAGATAAATCTGCATCTGACCTCAGTCCAATACTGAAAGATGCAAGAGAAGCTGGTTTTGAGTCACTTTCAACAGTAGCTCAAAATATTCTGAAAGGTAAATATTACCAACCAAACGCAGACGAGGTAGGTAGATACTAATGGTTCAGATAAAAACTATTGACGAATTAGAAGCACTGTATTACGGATACAATAGAAACCTTTTGAGAAAAGCTGATGCACCAGCAACAACCTCCACAGCAGGCGTTTTCAACGCAATCTTTGGAGCATATGCATGGGCGCAACTTAACTTAGAAGCAAACGCATTCGGTATTTTACCCAAGTATCCTTGGGATAAATCTGGATGGAGGGTTATTACTGCAAAACCTGTGCTAAACACTACAAATGCTAACACAGCATTAGGTGGTACAGCAGAAGGTGGACTCATTGCTGAAACAGTGAAGCCAACACTCCAAGAAATAGATGTTAGACCAAAGACAGCACAACTGCCTTTCTCAGCATCAGAAGTAATGGAATGGTTAGCAACACACAGCAAAGACGACATTTGGGGTGGACTTGGTTCACTTCGATTGTATATGGCAGTACAACACAAAGAATTCCTTAACAGGATGCTCTTAGCAGACGTTGAAGGTAACGTATCTTCAGGTGCATTCGGTGGTACAACCGATTTCGAGTCACTTGATAGAATTGTTTCATCTAACGCAGAAGAAACTGCATTAGGAGGAAGTGGCAGTGGGGAATATGACCCTTGGGCTGCTAACGCAACCATCGACAGAGACTCTAGCTCAGCATTCGATTGTACAGTTGAAAGTGCCAGTGGCACTATCGGTACAAACGGTGTTTTGACAGACGACACTTTACGAACTTTCCTTAGAAAGATTCGTATCGCTGCAGGTAAAGACCCAAACGTGTTCTTAGGCTCTCACGAAGTATACTCCGAGATACAAGGTCTATATATGCCTTCAGTCCGTATTCCAAACCCATACGGTGAAAGCTTAGTACAGATTGATGTAAACGGAATCCAGACCTTTAAGGGAACTGGCGTTGGTATACATGTGGACTCCATTTATGGAATTCCATTCATTCCAAGCAAAGATGCACCAAGCGATGCTGGCGATTCAAGTGAAATCGGCAGATTATTTGCATTTGATACATCTGATGCAGAGGGATATGGTTATCCAAGAATTGGAATTCAGATCGCAATCCCAACAGAATACTACGAAGCTACTCGCAGAAGTCCAGCATATCCATTTGTCAACAATGCATTTGTTGAGAAAGGTGTATTCAGGACAATGGGAGAAACTGTCTGTAGACACTTCAAGTCACAGGGAAAAATAAGAGATATAAAACTTTAGAATTTTATATCCAAAATCTTTTTTTTTATTTTTTAATCTTTATATATAGGGAGGTGCTACAGTTTTATATGGCAATAACAATCAGTACATCCGATTGGACAGGTGCTAACGTGAGAAAAACACTCTCATGGCAAGCTGCTTTGACTTCAAAGTTGCGAGTATATGCTGTCAAAGTTACCTTTGGTAGTGGAGACAACTATGCGACTGGTGGTGTTTCTGTCGACTTGAAACAAGGTCGAAGAGTAAAAACACTAGTAGCAGTAATTCCGACTTATACGGACTCGCTAAGAGAAGTAGTATACGACAAAGCAACAGAAAAGATTAAACTCTACGATGTAGGTGGTTCAGCAACAACACCATTTACAGAGACACCAAACACAAGCTCTGCTTGTGCGTCTAAAGTATTCGAGTTTCTAGTCATAGGCTACTAGAGTCCAAAAACAGCCCTTTTTTTTTCTTAAAATACTAATAAAGTTTATAAGGTATTAATATATTGAATGTATATGGTAGAACTAAATCACAGTGTAAAATCATTCAATTCTGACACACTCATAAAAGGTGGTCATGGGGTAATTGTAGGTGTTTTTGTGACAAAAGTGGGTTCTGGTTCTGATAAGGTAGTATTCAAGAATGGAACTGACTCAAGTGGATCAACAGAGTTTACCATATTTACAGCAACACAGGGAACATATGTACAGATAAACAGAAGATTTGAAGATGGTATATATGCAGACTGTACAGGAAGTGCAGAAATAACAGTTGTTTTCAAGTAATCAAATTTAAATACAAACAAGTTTATAATTATATATGGCTACAACCTATTGCAGTGTAGAAGACGTATCTGATTTTCTAAGAGTTCCTATTACAGCAACCACAACTCCTAACAAGACTCAGGTTGAAAAAATCATTAACAGGAAAGAGGATGAGATTGATCGAAGAATTGGTCATGCATGGAGATCAACAAAGGTATACAATGAGAGACATGATTTACCATTACTTTATACTTTCGGCTGGGGTACTCCGTTATGGCTACAACACAGAAATATTTATGATTTTGATGTATCAGAGGGAGATAAAATAGAAATTTGGCAGGGTTCTTCTGCAACATATGAAAACATCTTAACCAATTCTCAGTGGTATGATATGGATTATCAATATGGTAGATTATATCTTAGAGGTTTTATATTTTCAATTTTAAGAAAAAACAGAGTTAGAGTATCTTATAGATATGGTGGGGAAAAATTTTCAGGAGACACAAACATACCTAATGATATAGAAGATATGTGTGTGAAACTTACAGCTATAGACCTTCTCACAACAAGTTTTAGAATGGATAGATTACCAGTTGGTGGTAATTCAATGTCTTGGGGAGACATGATCAAAGCATGGAAGGAAGATATAGAACAATGTGTGATAAATCGTAGAGAAGCATTTGTGATACCATAATGGGTATTAAACTAAGTTTTGATATTAGCAAAGACGTTCTTACTAAAGTGTTTAGCCAAATGAAAGAACATTTGACAGAAAGAGTGGCAACACCGATAGCAAGAAAACTCGGTAAATCTGTAGCAGAAATTAAAAATGAAGATGGTAATATAGTTATCGAGGGAAGATTTATTAGCAGCACTGTAAATCTAGGGAAAGCAGGTATTACTCCTGAACAAGTGGGAGAAGCTTTATCAGTACAGGTAGAACAGGAAATAACATTAACTTTTGTTACTAGGGGAGATTCTAGAGTGTGTCAGATGTGTGAATCATTTGAGGCAGAGCATGGTGAGTTAAGCACAGCAGATCCTAAAGATGTTGAAATATTAAACCAATACAATATAATGGTAGAGTTGGAGAGACAACCAATGCCATTACATGAAAGATGCAGATGTCAAGTTGTAAGAGGAGTTGAGAAGAGAGCAAAATGAGTTCAGCAATTTATACAGCATTAAACGACATGGTAAGCATGCTAAAGACAGAGTGGTCAGATGGACAGACACCTAATATCAAGGCTCTTTGGGAAGAAAAATCTGCAGGGTTTATAGATGACAGGAGAGACATGATATTAGTATATCCAAAAAACGAATCCATAGAATACTTTGGTCTTTATGGGTCAGATTTTTTACACCTTGTAGATATAACTATAGAGGCTAGATCATACATGGATCAGGAAAAAATAGATAATGTAAACAAGGAGATTTTAAGAATAATTAAGGGAAATATACGAAGAACTGGATTTATTGACCTAATGGTTACTTCTACAATATCACAGAATGACCAACTAAGGAACATGTTCAAGCATGTAATAAACGTCAGATACAGGAAGGATAATCCATGATTAGAAATCTTTATATCCTTAAACGGTTAATCAGATAATATAATGGTAAGAACAGGTGCTTTTGCATATGCAAAATATGGTTACGAGACTACATTTGCTACAGCAGTCACAGCAAATAAGAAATTTGGATTACAAGATAAGGTAGGGAGTTGGTCTTTAACCAACAATAGGATTAATTTAGCACAATTAAACCAGATAGAACCTAATAAATTCGCATATGGACAGCAACAAGGAAGCCTTTCAATGAACTATGTTCTGAGCAACCCTTGGGTTTTTGGAGCAATTTATGGTACACCATCAGTGGGATCAGTATCAAACGGAGTTGCAACACACTCATATCCACATGCCTCAAACGGTCAGCCTAAAAACGTAAGATCAGCAACAGTCGAAATAGCATTTGATGCATCAGATTCAGGTGGTGGAGACATAGTAAGAACATTAAAGGGTTGTGTAACAAATTCATTAGCATTATCTACGACAGTAGGACAAACTGTTGACGTAACACATGATATGAGTTATGGTAAGGAAGACGCACCAGCAACTACATTTACTGGAAGTAATGCACCAGCATTACCAACAAGTGAATTTCCATACACATTCGCGCACGCAAGATTAAAAGTAGCAGATTCTATAATAGCACAAGTTCAGGATTTAGATATTACATTCACTCAAAACTCTGATATGTTATGGGGTCTTAATGATCATCAAGCACAGGCATCATATAGGAGAGTGTTTGACATTACTGGAAGATTCAGAGCGTCATGGCTTGATAAAAGCAGATTAGAAGATGTATTAAATCAGGTTAAGGCAGGTACTTCTGGAAACTTTGTTGAAACTGCAGGAGGAAATGTAGAACTTGAGATAGTTTTCAGTAATGGACAGTCAGGAGCAAACCTAAAAACAATAACAATACTAGGAAGTGGTCTAGCACCAACAAACATAAACATCACAGGAATAGAGCCTGTTGAACCTGTATTCGAGGAAATTGAATGGCAGGTAAAATCATGCACAATTTCATGTGATAACTCTATATCAGCAGCAGAAGAATAATCATAAGATTTATAAAGAGCAAATTCTATCATCAATGTAATAATGACGATACAAAGTTTCGAGATAGACTATGAAGGTAAAAAGGAGACCATTGAGTATGAAGATGACCTTGCATTTGGGGAGCTGGAAGCGATTCTTAATCAATGTCTAGACTTATCTGATGTAACTAAACCAAAAGTTAACTTACCTCAGTATAGGCAATCCATACTATTAAAGGCAGTTGTAAAAGCTCCTTTTAATGTAGACCTTCCTACGTTAAGAAATCTCAAAACCAGTGTGGTCAACCAAGTTTTAAAGGGGGTTTTAAAGGACTTCCCTTTAGTAAGGTTTTTAGAGGATTGGGTGGGAACATTCGTAGGTCTGGAAGATATGAGTATCAAGCAAGTATCTACTACTTCTTTGCGAAAGAGTTCGGCTGGGAACAAGAAAAAGTAGACCGACAAAGCACCCATTATCTGAGTTTAATAATAGACAAGTGGAATGAGGAACAGAGGAGATCTAAGAGTAAAATGCCTCCAATGCCTCGAAAACTTAAATAAGTATAAGACACACACTATTATATGGTAGATAAAGTTGAATTCACTGTTGAGGTTTCTGCAAATTCACTGAAAAAACTGAAACGAACTATGTCTGATTTAGAAGTAAAATTAGACGAATCTGCAGTAAAAGAACTAAGTAGTCACATGATAGATCTTGGAGAAGCTATAGCACATAACACAATAACAATACAGGAATTAATTGATAAATTTGGTGAAGGTGAAGGAGGATTTGGTGCTATGGGAGGAAGTGGTAATATAGGTGGAAGTAGTAAGATTTTAGAACAAATAAGGGATATGTTGGAAAATAACGGAGCTAGATTAAAATCTTTAGCAGATATAAACGAGGGTGGAATTAATGAAGCAGCACATAAAAGATTAAAACAAATGAGTATATCACAAATGATACTTGACGATCAGCTCAAGACAAAGAGAATATGGATGAGAGCAATCATTGGTGGTGGTGGTGGTCAATCTGGAATTATGAGAACATTACAAGCTGGTGGTGGAGTATTATTTTCAAATATAATTGAAAAAGCTCAAGATGTTATGAAATATCAGACAGCAAAAGCAGAAGGTAAACTGGATACGTCATCTCCAATATTTAAATCACAGTCTGATGAATCAAAGAGAGAGCAAGCAGGTGGACTAGTAGGAAAATTTGATGATGTTCAAAAGAGGGCTGAAGGTAGATTTGGAAAAGTATTAGGTAAATTAGGTGGGGGTAAAGGTATGAAAATGGCAGGAGCTGTAGGACTAGGAGCTTTAGGATTAGCATCATTAGCAAAGAAAGGATTTCAAGCATTAGTAGAATCATCTCCAATGCTCAAGCAAATGATGAAGATGTTGAATTTCGGTGTCATGATGATACTCAGACCAATAGGTGACTTTTTCGGATTCTTCCTAAGACCAATATTTGTTTACTTGTTAAGAAAGTTTATCATACCATTCTATCAGACATACCTACCTATGATGCAACAAATGGGAATGGATTTGGGAGAAACTGTAGTAGCGTGGTTAATGGCAATAGGAAAAGCAATGAATTGGTTAATTGGTATAGAACAAAAACAGGCAGGCTCAGGCAGTGTTCCTGATGCAGACATACAAGCAGCACAATTAAAAGAGATGGAGAGAATGAAGCAAGAGGGAGCATCTCAAACTGAAATAGCCAACAGGATGCTTGAAGGCGTAACAACACATGGTTATGTAACTGATCCAGACCCTGAATTAACAAAATGGGGAACAAAATTACCTGAGATAGTAAACCAGAGTGTAGATAATACGAAGTTAGCAGCAACAGGTATTACTAGTACATTAGAAGCTTTAGAGGCTATTAAAGATCAACCAACATTAGGAACACTTGTTGGAAATGGTACATATTCTAATCCTTTAATTGATCCTGAACCTCCTATGGACAGTGGTTCTCAGTTCCCAAGTTACTATCAATCACCTCAACCACCTACTGTACATCTTGAAATAAATGTGGAGGGAGATTTAACTAAAGATGTAATGGAGATGGATTTAGAACCAAAGATGGAACAGATTGCAACGGATGTGGTAAAGAGAACATATAATATGGAGAATAGGAGATAGATATGGCAGAAATCTGGTTAAGAAAATATAAGGGTGATGATATAGCGATGGTATTTAAAATAAAAGTATTTGATAATATAGCTTGGAAATTTACATCACCAATATCTCCGATGCCATTACCAGAGGAAAGTGGACAGGAAAATGTATTGGTAAAAATGGAGGGAAATACTCACACAGTACAGCTTACTTGGTTAATCAAAGAGGAAACTGTAAACTCAGGAGTTACAAACTCAACTGTAGGTGGTAATGCAGGATCAACCAAAACTATATTTGAGCAACTTAAATGGTTTTCTGTAGCAGAAGGTTTCATAGGAAGTAGTATGGAAGACAAATTTGATATACTTATTTTTGATAATTTTAACAAACACCCAAGTGGAACGTTGGATACATATCCAATGACTGCTGGCTCTGTTTCAGAAGGAACTTATGTTGAGTTTGATCCTGTTTCACCACCTGCTGATCCAGACAATCCTAATACAGGTGATTGGTTGGGCTTGTCACATTCTATGGAAGGGTATATCAGAGACTTACAGTTCAGAACAGCATCAAATGAGCCTGCAACACTTAGGGCTACGGTTGAATTTATAGAGGGAAATGCTATTAATAGTTATCAAGGGTCTAAACCAGCAAATCCAACAAATCTTAGACTATTAGAACCAACAGAAAGTGAGACATCTTCTGCCAAAAAGATACTAGTGAAATGGAATGCACCAACTCATACAGGAAATTCAGCATTAGTCAGATATGACATAATGTACAGGATTACTGCAAGTAATGATGAATTCTTACCACATCCAGTAGCTACAAATAACGCAGGATCAGGTGGATATCACTTAGGTGGTCTTTCTCCTAGTACACAATACTCGATAAGGGTTAGAGCAGTAAACAGTGAGGGAGTAGGAAGGGTATCTGCAACGCAACACTTTACCACAGCATCACCATGACAGATAAAATAAACGCGATAATAGAAAGAAGCTCAACAGATATACAAAGAGCGCCTATAATAAAAGCAATAGTACGCAGAGATGGATCTAGGGCTATTGACACAGCGTCAATCACAATACCATCAGGATATAGGGTTTCAGTTAATGATACTGTATCATATATTCAAGACGATGCTGCTCTTACATACCTTGTTGCATTATGGAATTTTCAAGGAAGCACCAGAGATGAAGGTGGTTATCATCATGACGGAGATACTGCATCTGGTGGATATATAGAACCAGAGGGATTACATAACAGACTAGCATATAGAACAAACTACGGACTTAAATTTACAGCAGCAGGTCAGGAGGTCACAGTTGCTGATAATACAAGTAATGGAGTAAGTGGTGGGGATAATGCAGGAAGTTTTAATCCTACAACATTGGATTTTAGACATCAATTTGATATAATAATCAATTTTAAAGTTACAGATGATGGTAGTTCAGGTTCACTCACAAACACAACTCAGATATTATTCTCTAAGCACGATGGAACTAATGGTGTTGAAATAGGAATAAAACAAGTCAGCTCTAAATGGGTTGTTTATGCAAAACTTGATTCTACTACGTTCACAGGAGATGGTACATTATACGGAATTAGTGCTTCTGTTGGAAAAATGGAAGATGATGATACTGGTGCAACAAGATGTATAAGATTTTACAGAGATGACACAAACAGGGTAAGATTAACTCTTGACGGTATTGAAGATGGAACTAACTGTACGCAGACTGTAGCCACAAACACAAACGCAAGACCTACAACAGCTCTGAAAATAGGGTCAAATGGAACTGATGATTTCAAGGGTATGATTTTTCAAATAAGAGTTTACTGTGGAGGGTTTTTGGATGAAAATGATTTTGAAACACTTATGTCTGCAGGCGCTCAGCAAATGACACAGAAAATATCAGGTAATGTATGGAGAAGAGAAGACTCATTAAAGAATATAAAAATTGAAATAAAAAGCAGATCAAGGAGTATACTTGATAGTGAAATAAGTTTTGACACAATACATGATAATACTACAAATACATTAAAACCAGCCACTCATACAAAAAATCTGTTTTCTGGAAATCAGGGATTAAGTGATATACTACAGACAATTATCAATTATGTTGATGATGATTTTGTTTATTTAAGATCCCCTGCAATAACATCACCTGTACAATTAAGCTACTCATCAGGAGGAGCTGGTAAATATCTTGCTGTTGGGAGATTTATAAAAAATGTTGAGTTATTAACAACTTTGGCAAATAGGTCGTTTTTAACATTTCCCACAAAGACATTTGTATGGGAAGAAAGCACAGACGGTGATAGTGATAAATTAAACAGTGGATACGTATTCTCTGATTCAGAATATCAAATATATAATAGGGGTGAAGATGATTCAAAAGTAGTTAATGATCTTGAACTTTACGGTGATCTACAGTATAAATATAAAGAACAGGTTTTTGATACACTTAGTAATTTTACAGCAAACACACCTCATGCAACAAAGTTTACATTCGCACCTCTTAATGTAACACTTGTACAGGGAAAAGCAAATTATGCTTCTGGTGGAGCTAATGGTTTTACCATTCCTGCAAGTAAATATGAAATAGATTTTAATGAAAGGACATTAACATTCCTAAATACAAGTTGGACTAATCCTAGCTCGGTATCGTCTGATTATGTATGGGCTAAATATGTTTATGAAATACAAGATGATTTAACCATAGCTCAAGGTGCTACTGATGATGCAACAAGACATTTAAAAATGCCAACTACTGGTCATAGTCACACTCTCGCAACTGCTTCACAGGGTATATATGGAATACGTTCAGCCAAGATGTATATTCCTCAATTACTTAACCAAAGCACATTTTTTCTATTTGCAACTAAGTTTTTTAATAAATCATTAACTGCCAAAAAAAGATATACAGTTAAAGCACCATTTCTTATAAATTGTCTAAGGGAGAATCTTCAAATTACACTTTCAAGTACAACGATGAAATTCACTAATACTGATGAGTCTTCAGGTCTTATTAATGGTTTACGAGTTGGAACTGCAGAAGATCAGTCTACATTATTAACTCCTGTAAAGAGTATTGTATGGAAATATCCTGAATGTGAGACAATTATTGAGTGTGGTGATCATATGTATGATTTATATGATTCTTCTAAAGAGACTAATGATACTGCAGGAACTACTCAGGGAAGTATATTAAAGACAGGGGTTTCTATTTCATAAGGCAATCTTTAAATATCTAAAGTGAAGAATAATAACCATGATTGAGACAATAGACCCACAAAACAATATTTGTGTCGTTCTGACTCACAAAGATGGGAGTAAAGAATGGTTCTATGGAAAGAATACCGTAACAAATGACGGAGATATCTTTTACGCAAAGAAAGCAGTAGATACAGCACCAGCCACAAACGAAGACTTTAAGGCTTCAGCTTGTGTTTTACAAAACCCTTCAAGTGCAGACTCAATAGCCAAAACTGATACTTACCAACAGGTAAGCAACCCAATCACCACATCAGGTGCAGTTCAAGGCTTACAGTCAGGATATCCAAAAGCAGATGATACAGGTAACTCAGAAAACACAGGAGCAGCAGTAGACGCTGTAACTTACAAGTTCGCATGGACAACAGCACAGATTAACACTTCTTCTGGTAATGCAATTACTGGTGGAGCAATTTATGACGTTGGACAAACAAGCCCTGTTAACGCAACAAAGCTGTTAACACATTGGAACTTTACAAGCCCTGCATCATTCCATAAGACTAATACTGATACTCTAACACTTTACGTGAATCACACAATGAACGGTACATAGTTATGAGAATGGCAGATGTATTTGGATTATTGGAGAGATTAGGTATGGGATTTCCTAAAGGTAAATTATCAAAAGATGATGGTATGAATGCAAAAGTGAGATTCGAAGAGAGTACCAATTTTATTCTAAAAAGTTCGAAAGGTAAAGTAACTAAGGGTAAGTGATTTAAATGGCACGTAAGGCATATGGTCTACATGCTACACAAGTTAACCTAAGCAGTTATCCAGATGATGGTACATCACCAGTAGGTTCTGCCGAATGGAATGAAGCACCAGACAATAAGGGAATGTTAGGATTTACACCAACAACATCAACTATAACAATATCAAGTGGAGTAGCAACAATAACAGACAGTGTAACTATCATAGCAGCAGAGTCAAGCACATCTGATACTTTACAAAAATTAGCATTAGATAATACAAATGAATATGATTTAGTTTATTTATTTGCAGACACAGGAGATACAATAACATTAGAACATGGTGATCTTAATGCAAATGGAGAAATTTCAACTGTAAGTGGAGCTAATGAAACATTATCAACCACAGTACCAACAATCCTAATTAGGAAGGGAAATTACTGGTATGGATATGGTGGTGGTGGATCATCAACTCCAACAGACATTACAGTAGCAGATGAATCAAGCGACACAACATGTTTTCCATTATTTGTAACAGCAGCAACAGGTGACTTAGCACCAAAATCAGGAAGTAATTTAGCATTTAATTCAAGTTCAGGTGTATTAACAGCAACAGGTTTTGCAGGAGCATTAACAGGTAATGTTACAGGAAACGCAGATACTGTTACTACTAACGCAAACCTAACAGGTGATGTCACATCTAGTGGAAATGCCACAACAATAGCAGCAGGAGCAGTTGATATTGCTATGCTTTCAGCAAGTGGCTCAGCAGGTTCAGGAACATTCCTTAGAGGAGATAACACATGGGCAACACCATCAGGATCATTCGTAGCAACAGCAACTGCAAACTTAGATATGACAGGAGCTTACTCTATTCATGATATTCAGACTTTATTCCTAGAACATCAATCAAGTGGTTTTGATGATGCGTCTAATGATAGAACAGACGAAAGTCAATTATTTGTAAAGCAAATTGATTCAAATAATGATGCTTTATACATAAGACTCAGAAGGAACGGAGCTACGCAAAACGTTCAAATTGCATAGGTAACACCTATGGCAGTATCTTATCTTTCTGGTGGAAGAATACAAGGAATAAGTAGTGTACCATCTAACACAGGTCAAGATTATGAAAATCAATTTACAACTGACAATGTGACCGTAGGTGCAGGTGGTCAAAACGATCTTGATTTAACTATAGTTGATGGACATATTCAAGCACATTCAAACTGGGAACAAAAACAGGGAATGAAATGTGAACAAGGATTAAACGGTAAAGCATTGAAAACTGTAACTGTTAGGTTGAAAAAGGCAGGAACACCAACTGCAACTTTACGCTGTGATGTGATACGAAATAGCAACCCACAAACAACACCTGAAGCATACTCAGATACAAAAGATCAAGATGACTTAACAGCAAGTTATCAGGACATAACATTCACATTTTCATCAGCAGTTACACTTGCAACAGATGATTATATTGTAATAACCTCATCAGCGACAGGTGGTGCAACAGGTACGAGTACAATAATAGCCCAAACTGATTGCAATCCTGAAAGGTATTATGCAAATAATGGTGCAACATCTTGGTCTGGTGGAACTATAGGAACAGGTACAACAGCAAAACAGGCTTGTGTAATGAAACTGCAAGATGCAAGTGGTACGGTTCTTTATGATGTAAATGAAAAACAGGTTCATTGGAACGCTGATACACACCCAAGCAGTAATCAACAATGTTATTGGGATCTTGGAACAACATTAGATGATGATAAATGGGTTTGTAGATTCACAATAATGGCTACCCATGTGGATCTGGGTGTAACAGCAGTTGGGGAATTTATTAAAATAGGAATGGTATCTTCAACTGGTGCTGCATGGAATACAAATCAAGAATGGGCTTGTCTAAACGTATGGACTGGAGAGTATGGTTCAAATAAAACATTATGGGGAAGTGCAATACAAGAGGGTGCAGGTTCAGCAGGTTATGCTTCACCAACTGTAAGAGATGGTGGTGGTGGTGATAACGCTTTTGGTGAAAACTTTACACAAGGTTCGCTTATAGCACATAAACCATTTTATATAGAAATTTCAAAAGATGATGATATGATTTATGTAAAACGATATACTGATAGTACATATAATACAGTTGAAGAAACCTGTACTCCTAGTGCAGGAACAGCAAATTTAGGAGATTTTAGATATTTTGCATTTAATACATTTACAAACAGTTATGACAATAGAGTTGGACAAATATCAGGAATTGTTGATGATGTAAGAGTTTGGGACGGTGTGTCTAGCGTAACAGCAGGAGAAAAAGCAGCAATAACAAATGTACCAATACAATCTACGTTTGAAGAAACAGATACCAATAAATTCTATACTAAATTATATACATACGCTGATGGTTTAACATGGGTAGAACAAGGAAATGCTGGATACCTTACTGAAGCAGATGCAGGAGGTGGAGCTAGAGGAATATTCTGTGGAGGATATACAAGCACACATCTCAATGTCATGGAATATATTACAATATCAACTACTGGTGATGTAACAGATTTCGGAGATTTATCAGGTAATAGAACAGGT